TTCTTTATCTCGTTTTGTCATTGTGTTACCTTTGTATTGTGTAGTGTGCGTTGTCAGTGAGCGTCATTGCATGATTGGTTTTGCTGAGGTGCTTGCGCCTGTAACTGTTGTGTCTAAAGCACAAGCTCTATCAGTGTGTGAGTTTATGGAGTTGAAACAATGAGTGAATGGTTTAGCCTAGAGGACAGAAACTACTATCATGACCACCGTGTACGCGGTGGTCGTGATCGTTGGTGGATAGACATCAATGAGCGCAAGATGTTAGCAAGGCACAAGTATGACACTGAAGATGACAAACAAGTTTGGTACAAGTTCAAGTATGAGACGTGCGACACATGTGATGGTAAAGGCCATCATGTTAATCCTTCTGTTGATTGCAATGGTTTGAGCTATGAAGACTTATACGACGATGGATATGCAGAAGATTACTTTGGTGGTGTCTATGACGTGGAATGTTACAAGTGCCACGGTAATAGAGTCATGCCAGTCAAGTTTGGTAAACCAATATACATAGAACCTAAAGAGGATGATGACGATGAGTGATGAAAGCATCTTTCTACAAGCATGGAATGAGATCATTGAAGATAGTGAGGTAGCACAAGAGTGCTACCTTTCTCTTTATGAGAACGTGTCTTACTACGGTGGACCAGAGGAAGGAGGATGGTGGGGGTACTTACAGCTACTCCAAAAATATTGCAAGTGTTCATCATATGCGCAAGCAGAAATGCTGATGGAAAAATTGCGTGATCACTGCGAAGAACTAACAGAAGCAGCAAAGAAAGCTGATGGTAATGATTGTTTACGTCACATGCACCGTGCTTATCAACGTGGTGAAGATGTTAATGATGACGGATATGACGGACCATCAACATACTACATGATAATAGAATCGATGCCGGGCCAGCATCAAAACACAACGAGGAGTCATTATGAATAGAAGATATCCAGAATATTACTACTATGATGCAGCAAAGATCATTATGAAAACTGCATCCAAGATATGGGAACTGCAGTGGCATAACAGCGAGTGGAAAGACTGCCCTGTTAATGCACATCGTACATACAGCATCGACGTACTCGATGACGATGAGGATGTGTATGACACATGGAAGTTCCGCATCGAGTGTGGGTTCGCACTTGACTGTAAAGGCAAAAAATGCAAGGGCGAATGCGATGATCTAAGTACAGTCAATATAGACATTGGCTGGGCTGGCATTAGTAAGGAGGACGCATTTTACATATGTGAAATCATTGACAGAAACGACGAAATGTTTAATAAGTATTGGTTTTGGAATGACGGAGTAACAAAATGACAGCAAGAGAATATCTAAACAAGTTTGGCATGGATCCAAATCCAGCCCTTTTCACTAACGTACACAATGGCAAGCACATGAAACCTAAGTACAACTCATACTGTATGTACACAGGATGGTCACAGCTTGACCCTAGGCATAACATCATTGCTGTTATGTCTAACTGTCAGACTAACAACGAGGACTACAACATCAAGACGGGTGATATGTTGCAGACTTACATCATCATGCGTGATGTTCATCCACAAGATGCTATCGACACAGGGCTTGATCGTTGCATCTGTGGCAGGTGCCCACACATGAAAGGCTGGAAGAAACATATCATCAATGGCAAGGAGAAGATCGTTCGTACTTGCTACGTCAATATAGGTAAGGGCGTTGCTGCCATCTATGAATCATGGCATCGTGGCAATATTCCACTTGTATCTAGTGATGTTGCAGCGTCAATACAAGTTGTTGCTGGTAAAGAGACACGCATTGGCTCATACGGTGACCCAGTAGCTGTGCCATTCCCTATATGGAGTGACCTATTGCGTCATAGCCTTGGTCATCGAGGTTATACACATCAATGGCGTAGCAAGATTGCAGAACCATTCAAGGGCATACTGCAAGCATCATGCGACAACTACACTGACCAAATAGATGCTGAGCGAGCTGGCTGGGGTACGTTTACTGTTCTACCTGAGCATGACTACGTCAATCGTCGGCACGTAGCATACAGCAAGGGTATGAAGCAATGCCCTAGCGATCCATTCATCAATGAGATGCGTACGTTCCGCAATATGCTACCGATGCACACAACCTGCGTAAGTTGTCCTGCATCTCTCCAATGTGATGGCGACAGCCATGTTGTCATCCGCGCCCACGGCCCTGCAGCTAAGTGGGTTTAATTAAACAAACAAATAAACACGAGGTAACACAATATGTTTTATTCAGTATGCGAAGAAGAAGAATGGTCAACCGACCACTACGATTATGCACGTGACCAGCATTACACAGAAGACGGGGAAGTTCTCTCCCCGTGCATTGGTGTAGAGTTGATGTCTCGTGTAGGCAAGATGATATTCACAGATGTGAGCGTTGTCTATGAAGACAGACGTGTCATTGAATTCATTGATGAGGCTGTCAAGAAGATGAAGATTGATAGACCAACTGATGACGAGATCAAGAAATTCTGTGCACTTGTTGCATCTACATATCACGAGTCAAATATAGATGAATTCAATGACGCTATGTTTGAGTACATCTATGACTGCACATACAACGAGTGGACAGATATTTACAGTGGTCAAGATCTGTACACAGACGCATCACTTGTACAACCAGATGGATGGGGAGAAGATAAATGACAGAAGAAGAATGGAATACCAAAGACTTAGCGTTTGAGAAAGCACTGCGTAAGATCCGGGAGGAATTCCCGGAGTTTTACGTTGAGGTGTGGGGGCCATATGACTTTGTTTGTGGAGTCAACAGAGCAGAGTTTCAATCACACGACTTAATCATGGCTGAGATTATTGAGCGAGAAGACGAGTGGCCAGCTGTAGTAGAAGAACTACACGAGGGATTTGATGCCAACTACGGCACAAACTGGGACAGGATTGACATGACAGTGAAGGAAGTACGACGTAATGCAAGCAAGTGACACACATATCAAGTGGATACCCGGTGACATTGATAACGAGTTTTGGTATGACCAAATAACAGAAGCGTTACACCACTGTGAATGGGTAACTAAATGGGATGCAAGTTGGATTGACGAATCGACCGAGTGGCGCATAGGCATACATAATGAAGAGGATTTCTTATGTTGGGTATTGCCTATCGATATCTTGACATATTTACGAAAAGCATGGAAAAAAGGAGACCGATCGTTTGAGGAAGAACAGCAGGTCGATCAAGATGTCATTGACACAATGCTACAAATAATAGTTTTTGGTGAGTTAGTTTACGGATAAGGAATAACACAATGCCTAATTGGTGTATGAATGAGTTGACGATCACTGGCCCAGCAGACAAGGTGTCTGCTTGGGCTGAGTTACACACTACAAAGTATGAGACAAGCACATCAGTACTAGACTTCAACAAATCTGTGCCAGAACCATTAGATGAGCATGGTAATGGCAATGTTAATTGGCAATACGACAACTGGGGTACGAAATGGGGAGCATGTGACACATGCTACCTTGACTTCAAAGAGGGTCATGTTGTCATTGCTTTCGATACAGCGTGGGGTCCAGCAGACACATGGATACACACTATGTCTGATATGTTTCCCGATCTTGAGTTCACATGCCGCTATGCTGAACCGGGTATGTGTTTTGCTGGCAATATATACGCTGGACCCAAAGGTTGGGAACATGTACAGCGCAGTGGTGATGAACTAGAAGACGATGACTATCACCTAATGGGCACTGATACGTGTGAAGAGTGCAAAAACTGGGAGCCGAACTGCACTTGTGACTAGATTACTTACGGTATAATTGACGGGGAATCTACCACACCTTGTGGAGTCTGAACTGCATTTTAGGCTCCACAAGTTTTTTACAAAGGAGAAATATGTTAGGCGATATAAATACGGTCATTACTGAAATGGCGTTAACAAGTGAATTTAAATCAGGTTGGGATAAGTTGGAAATTACAATTGGCCCAACACAAATAGTGACATTAACGTGGCCAGCATGGAAATTAAAAATATGTTCTTTTAGAGTGCCTTCAAGTGTGTTATCAAATAAATCAAATATTAGTTCATCAGTATTAAATATAGAAACATTAGATACGTTATATGAAAAAGGTGATTCGTTTGTGTGGAAGACAGGAAAAAATTGGGATGATCAAAACTGGGACCAAGAACGTAAAGCAAAAGTTGTAGATGTAGTTGATGCATTTTTAGAAGGAGTGTGGACTCCTCCTTGGAAATGTGGTCATTGCGTAGCTCGCGCAGCTGGTAAATACGTACCTAAATTCTGATGGCATCGTCTCGCAAAAGGTACGATTGTCCTGTTGCATATCACATAGGCACTAGTACATCTAGTGTCTATGTTAGTAACAAATACACTGCTTTACTCATTTACGATCTTTGGTTAAATGAAGCAATTGACCAGAAAAAAACAGATTCATTGACTTTGTTTTCTATACTTCCTCCGACAGCATGGCCAACATGGAGTAGACAGCACATCATTGCACTACTAAATGGATGCTGGCATAAAAGAGTTATAGCAAAACATGTGATTTCAAATGGAGATGTTGTCAAAGCAACAGATTACCGAAAGAACAATTACAAGCCAGACAATTACGAAAGGTTGGTAATTACTGCACATACAAAATTAACTGAGCAAGAATTAATAGCTCTAAATAACACAATGATGTACCCACAGGTTTTAAATCATATTCTGCGATCTCCCTCACCACTGGCAGCTAAAGTGGCGTTAGAAATTGAGCGTATGGCAACATTCCCTGATGGAACATCAGCAACAAGATATATCAAGCCTGTTTGGAATTTCTTAAAGGCTAGATATGGAAAAAAATGGAGCTAGTGGTTGCGTAAAACTTATCGCAACAATAGTGTTACTGTTAGTAATCATACTAATAAGAACACGACTGTAAGCGAGAAAGCATTACAGTCACAAGTAGTTTCGTGTCTGACTGTATTAGGATACACAGTATTTGAAACAGGTAAAGCGCGAGGCAAAACAAAATGTTCAACCTGTGGTGCATACTCATACGCCACAGGTTGGCAAGGAAATACATTAGGAGTCCCAGATTTGTATGTACATAATTCACAATGGAAAACACCAATAGGTATAGGCATTGAATTAAAAACAAAAACTGGAGCAGTAAGAAAGGAGCAAGCTCATTACGCAAATTTAAATGTGACAGTTATATGTAGGACATTGATTGAAGTCATAAATGCAATTGATGACATTGAGTCAGTAATTGGAAATGACATAACAAGAAACAGAATTAAAAGATTTAAGGAAAATGAATGGATATTACAGTAGATAAATTTAATGCGCTTTTCCCTGTAGAGCCAGAGAATTTTGACGTGCAATTAGATTACCCAAGTACTCATAAATTGTGGGCAATACGATCCACCACAAGCGATTCGTATACGTATTTAACTAACAATATAGGCATATGGAAATTTGCAATCATCGCTACATCTAAAGAACTCCTTCTTCAACACGTAGGTTCAAACATACCAGAGCACATGTCACCGGAAGAGGTATCAGTCCGAGAGTTATTGCATCACTTTAGGGCATGGAAAATAGACGGCGTTTATAAATTTATAGCAGCATCGTCAGATTACTTGTGCACGGAGATGTATGCAGATAGGCCAGATGCTCTTTATCCATATGGTGAACAACTATTATTGTGCGCGTTAAGTATCCCTGACTTTGCAAACAATAATTTGGTGTGTGTAGTAAGCAATATTGAAAATGTTGATTGTGTTGTTATTTCCGATAACTGCCTAGAATTAATTGGCCAGTTGTCAAAAATTGAAGAGTATGTAAATAACCCTTGGAAGTATGTATGGGCGTGGTTACCATTATCGTTCATGCTAAAAACGTATGATTATGCAGTGTCAAACAATATCGTTTACGACCTAAGAGTCCCGTATGCATTAAGCAAACGAGCACTTACAGTTATTAGCGACGAAACAAAAGAAAAAATTAATAACGGAGAATTAGATGTCATTCAATCCTAAAGATCATTTCCTTAACTTAAAAGGCAAGCAATACTTGCCAGTAGCTCCACGTATTGCATGGTTCCGAGAGGACCATGCAGACTGGACAATCAATACATATCCAGTGACAGAACTTTCAGGGCCTGATTGTGTTACTTTTGCAGCAGAGATACTTGATGATGAAGGAAGAATGATTGCCAAGGCACACAAAACAGAACACGAGAAACATTTTCCTGATTTCCGTGAAAAAGCAGAGACTGGTGCAATTGGTCGTGCGCTTGCACTGTGTGGCTACGGGACATTGTTTGCTCAAGAACTAGAAGAACCTGTTACACCAGCTGGTGACATACGAATTGTTGATGCACCACAGCAAGCTAAGGCATCTACGCTAACAGCGGGTAAACAGTTTGCCTTAGAATGCAAACGCATATGGGGTGCAGACATTACTCCACAAGATATGAAACGCGTTTTCACACGTCTTGCTGGACATACAGATACTACAGATCAAAACCTACGGTTAGTTATAGAAGTACTGATGGGATTCAATACACCGGAAGAAGCAGAGTCGGTGTTCTTGGCAGAGGAGGAATAAATTGGACACAAGCAAGTTTGACATTATTGGCGATAGTTATTACGAGATTGAGACCGGCGAATATGCCGGTCCAGTTGATGGTTGGTTAGGCGATGAACTTAAAACAGAGGATGACGTTCTTTTAGCTTTACAGCGTTTACTAAAATACGAGACCGAACTTAAAGCAGAGCAACTTGCCATGCAATCTGTTGTAGATAGATATAAGTCAATGGTCAAGGATAAAGAACGAAAAGTGCAATGGCTTAAAAGTCGATATGGCGATCAAATAGCAGACTTTGCAGAAAAGCAACTGGTTGGTAAAGCCAAGACGTGGAAGTGTCCATGGGGTCAAGTTTCTTTCCGCACGGTTGCACCATCTTTCACGATTTTAAATGAAGAACAGGCAGTTATGGTTGTTCCACTCGATGCAGTAAAAACTGAGCATCGAATACTTAAAAGTAAAATAACTAAAGAGATTCAGCTCACACTTGTTGATCAGTATCCTGACTTATTCTGTATTTCTGGATCTACAGAAAACGTAACAATCAAATCATTAGTAGCAAATGAGGCAACCGATGAGTGATGAACTAGTACGTTTTAGCAGCTTGCCTGACAGCATTGTTGTTAGCACAACAGGAATTACATTTACTGGAGACCTTGACTACGATGAGTGGTCAAGGTTGATGGTTACCATGCAGCGCCTATATACATCATTCCAATTTGGACTTGGTGACGTGCTCAATTACGGAGAAATAAAACACGGAGAGAAATATGCTCAGGCATTAGACTCTACAAATTCTGCGTACCAAAGCCTAGCTAACTATTCTTGGGTCGCAAACGCTGTTCCTATCGAAAACAGAGTTGAGGGACTGTCATGGACGCACCACAGGGTAGCTGCCTCATTACCTGTCGATCAACAACGTCGTGTGTTGAATGAAGCATTAGCTAAACAGATGACAGTAGCTGACTTGACTAGGTTAATCAAAGGCGAGCCAGATACAGTCCCAGAGAAATTACCAATGGTAACAGTGCCATCAGGCATGACAGTGGAGGAAGCAATCGAACGATTGCAATGCCCTGTTGAAAATCCTACTGTAATTTTTCAGAGATGCCCTGAATGTAGACACAGTTTTGAGTAATAATAGGGTCCCGTGAAAACGGGACCTTTTTTGTTGAGGAGGACAAAATGATAACGGTGTTTAACGGCAAGTCTTTTGGCTTGTCTGGCGATAAGTCATCTGGATTTGTACAGATAGACAGATTATTGGTTGACCATATAACAGAATTTACACCATCAGGATTCGTTGTCTTTATGGCTATTGTTATGCATGTTGACAATGAAGGATACTGCTGGCCCAGTATTAAACGGCTCACTGAATGCACTGGATTGTCAGAGGCAACGGTCAGAACTGCGTTGCATTACCTTGTTGGCATGAAGATAAACGGAAAACGTTTGCTTGAAATTAACGGTCGAACTTCTCCTAACGGGAGAACAACAAGTAATGGCTATAAGTTGTTTCCTGATTCCGTTGAGCATGACCCTAATGTGAAGGTCACGTCAGTAAAGCAAGAGAGAAAAGACATTGCAAAAGAAGATGATCCTGCGTTCATCTTGTACAAGCAATTTAAGGTGGCTAGATACAAATTTCCAACACTTGAGTTGTTAAATATTACTGATAAAGAATGGAAGGATGTTCGACTCACCATTTGGCAAATGCATAAGGCAGGAGTTACTAGTGACGATGTATATATTCGCACGAAAGAGTTACTAGGTAAGTGGAAGCCAGAAATGGTAACAGTGCGCTCTCTGTGGAAACATTGGGACACATACGCGTCACCATCGTATGCAAATACAACAACATCAGTAAACGTGGAGGATTGGTTCAATGACAACAACGGATAAATTACTAGCGATTCTTTCTCAGCTCCCTAGTTCTATATCTTGGAATAGCACAAGCGAGACCGTGTACCGAGTGGCAATTAACGGACTGACTGATGAAGACATACTTGCTGGAGCACAGCGTATTCTTACTCGATGCAAGTTTAGGCCAACACCTTCTGAGGTTTTGAATTACGTTGCTATAGAGAAGTATGGCGATGCTCAACCACACATGGTCACACACGATATTAGTGAGGGTATAAGGATAGGCTCTGACCCTAATAAGCTTCACCCTACAGTCGTATTAGTCCTGAAGAAGACTGGTGGTTACAAGGCATGGAGAGTAGAGCCACCACTCAAAGGTCAACAATTACAAGACGTAATCAATGAAGTACACATTGTTCGGCTAACGGAATATATCAATGAACAACGAAACAAGTAGAAGCCTTGGCTTTAATATTGAGATCCCATCGGATGTTATGAGTGAGCAATCGCTCATAGCATCTGTTCTTCTTGGTGGTCGCAGATTATTTAGGAATCTAGCACATATCAACAAAGGGATGTTCTATAGGGTCTCACACAGTCTCATATGGGAGGCTTACACCGCCATTGATGCATCTAGCCAAGACATCGATATCGTGACTGTGAATGAGGAGTTGACAAAACGCAATGCGCTAGAAGCATGCGGTGGGCTTGCATACATCATGCAATGTGCTGACTTGTTGCCTACTACATCTAATTACGAGAGCTATGCAAAACTGGTCATTGATTACCACAGACGACGGGAGATAATTTTCTCGTCTGAGTTAGCAAGCAAGAAGGCATCTGATTGCGACACAGACATCGACAAGATCATAAGTGATTTAAATAACTCTGTTTCATTCACCAGTACCGGAAACACAACTGATGATTTATCTGAATTGATTTCAGCTGCATCTATTGCTGCAATCAATCGCACGGAAGATGAAATTGACTTTAGCGTGTCTAGCGGTTTTACTGACATCGATCAGATGACTGGCGGGTGGAGAGACGGAGAGCTAATCATTGTTGGTGGGCGACCATCGATGGGTAAGTCAAGTCTTGGTTTACAGTATGCGTGGAATGCGGCGTTACACATGCGCACTCTACAGGAAAAGACTGGAGTGTTGATTGTGAGTGCGGAAATGTCCAAAGCAATGGTGACCGCTAGGATGTTGAGTATTTACAGTAAGGTAGATAGCCAGAAGATACAGAATAGAAAGCTCTCATCTTATGAAAAAGACATGTTGTCTGAAGCGACACGCACGTCAAAGACATTAAACATACGGGTCATGGCAGACCAATCTGTTACTCTGCAATCTATACGTGATGCGATTAAGAACATGCAAAAGACATGCAAAGTTGGATTGATTGTTGTTGATTACCTGCAGATGATTGCAATGCCATCAACTGTAAAGTCTGAGAACAGGACGCGTGACATCGGCGTGATTAGCCGTGGGTTGAAAGACATAACTCGTGAGTTTGGCTGCCCATTAATTGCATTATCGTCTTTGTCACGTGCTGTTGAGCAACGACAGGATAAGCGCCCAATGATGTCTGACTTAAGGGAATCTGGTGATATTGAGTCTGATGCAGATGTTATTCAGTTTATTTACAGAGCTGGATATTATGAGCGCAAAGACACAGGTGATGACACAGATGAGACTGATAAGGCTGAAATCATTACTGCTAAAAATAGAAATGGACGTACCGGGGTTTCACTATTAGAGTTTGAATCCCGGTACGCCAGATTTAATGAGTTTAGCTTAGGTGCTTTTGACCTTTAGGTAGACTTTCTTTTGATCACTGCTGACAATGCAATCAAAATTAAAATTGTTAGCAAGATCTCTAATTGATGCATACGATTTACCATCGCGCACAATACATTGAACGGCCAGTGGTTTCCCATCATACACTGGCCCATCTTCCCAACCGAGTAAAGCGTCATTCCCAACAACAAGCCTAACAAAATCACGCACAGGCGCGTAGGTTTTACTGTTATGCAACAAGGCAACAATGTGGTTGTCTCCATAAACGATTTTCCAATCATCTCCTTCTTGTATTAATCCCCATGGATGAATAAAAACAACGTTGTCTTTATTACGTCCAGAGTAAAGGTTGTTTCGCTTAGCAACCATATATCCATTTCGGCTGCCGTCGTTATTGCTGTTGCCCTCTACGGACATTAATGTTCCGGCTTCAGAGTAACCTGTGACAACACCGATATGATAAGCATCATTACCAGATACCAAAAGAACAATGTCACCCGGCCTACCTTTTGCCGAAATACATTTATTCTTCCGTGCATTAGCGAGCCAAACATCACAGTCAGCGCTAATACATAAAGGCCAATCTTTTCCACTTTGAGCCTCCCATTCCATTGCAACTGCACTTACAAACGACGCACACCAAAAGCTGCCTAATGGCGCATGAGCGTTTGTGTTCCAGCGGTCAATCAATGGGCCACGGTTACTGCCAACTGGTTGTTCAGTGACCCCAATGTACTTACTAGCTATCTCAATAAATAAATTATTCAACTGGGACATTTCCATTTACCTCATCTTCATATTGTTTTTTTGCTCTTGCTTTTTCAGCATTTGCACCAAGAGGTAGTTCCCTATCCTTCATTGGTATTTTTGTGCCGTGCTTTTTAGCTGATTGCGGTACAAATCCAAGGAGAGTTTTCTTGGACCACGTTTCTTCCTCAAATCCTTCAATGACATTTGTTAATCCACGCTTGTCAGCCAAAGCATCCTTAATAGTTGCGTACTTCCACCAAGACCTCTCAAGATAAGACATACGCTTAACAGTTGCACTTGCAAGGCCCATAGGTATTTTGAAATCCATCATGCGTTGAAATTTCGCAGGATCGACGTAATAGCCAAAGCCTAACATGCGTATGGCGTATCCCTTCCAGAACATAGCCATTGCTTCTTCATTAGTAATTACTGGAGCCTTATTAATCTCTTGGTCCCACATCGCCAACCCTGCTAATTCTTCATCTGGAATAGCTTTAGACGCTGCATACTTTGCCATGTCCTCATACCAAGATTGCACAAATGTATAGTTTGAAAAATTACTTAAAAAGTTACTCTGTACAGGAGCAACTCCCTGCAATGTTTGAAATATCATAGGTGGTTTTAAATTGTTTGCAGCAGCAATAGCCATACCTTCATTTCTTGAAAATGCTGGTCTGTTTCCATACGATGATCCCGATAGCGCAGCATATGTTGCTTGAGCCAAGTTGTTCCATCTATTCATGACATATGTATCTAATACAGATTTTCCAAGCGCTTTTAATTTGGCTTCTGGTGTACTTTCAGACTGTTCCAGCAAAGACGCTAAAGGTCTTAACAACCCACCAAGTTTTGTAAATGGAGATATGCCGATTGTTTCGGTAGGCGAAATATGCATATATCCAAAATTCTTTATGCCGTAAACACTTAATTCCTTCCAACCATAAGCTTCATTCGGATGCTCTTTATCCCACATAAGCTTAGTGTTATATGCAAAAGCCACTGACAACGCAGCAAACGTCAAAAATTGCGCTCTAATTCGTGCTTTTTTTGCCCAGTCAGACAATCCAGTTCTGGTCGTAGCGTAATAATCCGAAAAATCAGTGTCGTATAAATTACCTCTTAAAAATTTTGGCCCATTACGCATAAGTCGTATATATGCGCCATTCACTCTATTTTTTAATCCATGAAAAACATCTAAATCCATCGAATGCAAAAATGCTCTGTTGTACCCCGGAGCAACTTCTAATGCGTTCCAAATGGAGTTTAAACCACTCCACATCGGAGCTTGCATTCTTGAGTTTGAAAATTTAGCATTACCTAAATCAAGATTAATATCCATCATTAAAGCTCGTTTGTCTTTGCGTTTATCATGTGTTTGTCTATAATTTTGCTGTTGTTTTTCAAAAACATTAAAACGTTTTCGGCCTTCTGCTAATTCCATTGCGTCAACAGCTTGTTTCAGTGAAAATAAATCACGCCACAATATTCTTGTTTGATCCCAACGCCCAGATATGCCAACAAAGTGCTTAGCTGCACCACTAATAAACTCGTCATCAATGTCAAAAGGCGTGTCCATTAAATCCTTGTATTTACTTGGATCTTTCATTCTGTTTAATGTGTGTTTTGATTTCCATTCGTAATACTGACTGCGCCATCCTAGTTCGGCAAGCTCAGCCATTGTGTAATTACTTTTGTTCATCTTATTTAATTGCTTTAACATGCTCTCCATTGCAAACTCATAATATGCATTTCCAAGCAAAGTCCATTTTGAATTTACTCTTGAACCCCTTAAAATCATGTCGGCTGCATAACCTGCAAAAAATGGCAAGTTGTCTCTTGACAACATAATCATTGATGGCAGTGACATACCAAGCGCATGCAATGCTCCTAATGGATCATTCATTGCACGACGCGCACCTTGTATGCCAATTGTTGACAAGTCGTAGCCAAGGATGTATTGACCAAATTGGCCAATGGCTTTTACTCCTCCTACGACGTGTTCGAGTGGAGTTTTTGAAAACACTGTTAATCCGTCCGCCATATCCATGGATACAGCCTCATTACTGTTAACAATAGGCATATTCCTTTTCTTCATTGTTTCGTCAACAATGGGCCACATTTCCTGACCAATTCCAAGCGTTATGCGTTTGCCTTGTAACGTTTTATTTATCGCGCCTTTTAAATTAGGGTCCTTATAAATAACTAACTCGTCAGGCGCATTTGCTTCAGCATGTCCTACGATTTCATTCGTGATTTTTGCTTGCCAGAATGCATGCAGTGTTGGGTAATCAGTTTCAGCACCCTTGGCTAACTCTATGTCAGAAGTATAATCAAGCGTTGATTCTGGTTCTGGAGATTCCATAAACGTAGGTGACTTGGAATACCAAGTATCTCCAGATATGTCTCCCATAATGGTTCTATCGCCAACTGGGAACAACTGTTCTCTAGCGCCACCGCTTAACTTTTTAAATAAGTCACTCTTTTTAACTGATTCACGAGCTACGAGTAACTTTGCTATATGGTATTCCTCGTTTAGGACTCTAAGTTTACTTATACCTTCAGCGGTTTGATCACTCATTGTGGCTGGCATAGCAGCTTTAATCAATGCATGTAGATTCTGTGACCTTGGATTACCAGATTCATTCCACCAGCTATTTAACTCCGTAAAGCTCCATCCAGATTCCTTGTTGAATTTAACAGACCAAGCACTGATGCCATTGTTCTTCACAGCATCTTGAGAGCCAGTTTTAAATGCATCAATATTAGGAAGCAAGATGACAGATTTATACGTGTCGTCAGTGACAAGTCTGCTTACTTCATTCTGCCCAAGAATTGATTGTAGAACCTCTGCAGCTTTACGATCACCGCCAAATAAATCAGTAGCAGTATATTTTCGTGCAAGAGACTTTGTGGTCCAAGGCTGAGCAGTGCTAGGCATTGGGTCATTTGGCTTTGACGTTGCGTTATAACCATACATTTTGTCAATGCTTTGTGCTGGAGTCCAAGTATCCTTTACTTCACCGTTGATAACTTTCTTTGTTTTGACTACGTATTCAGAAACACCAGTTTTTAAATTAACGCGCACAACCGATCCTTGTTCTTGTTGCGGAGCAGCAAGCGCAATGTCTCTGTCTGGGATTTCAAAAATAACATCGTCACCTACAATGTCAATAATCTTTGAGTCATTCCAGTTACGCTGAGTCGCAGTGCGCAAACGAGCGTCAGTCGCAAAGATATGACTCACAGCATTAAACATATTTAATGCGTTGACATGATCAATCTGCTGTGTTGTATTGTTTTCAGTATGACCAATACGCAACAAATCCTTCATAAACTTAGACTGACTTTGTTGATCTCTAAAGACCTTAGTCATTATGTGATAAAGCACTGCTTCATTAGCAATGTCTAAGTTTCTCATTGAACGTATTTCAGATGAATGAGATTCTGGGACTCCACGTAGGTTAGTTCCAACGTAATTACGTACATTCTCTACTGTCTGATTTGTATCAAATATCTTATTTACAGCCGATTTGACATCGTAAACAATGCCATCTTTTTCAAACGTTGTGGGCATTGTCGATGGGTAGATTAGTGGCTGTAAATTTGTCTTTGCAAACTCAAATGCCCTAAATAACTGTACAAGGCCCCCAGTTCCAGTCGTTGCCCATAACTTCATTAAGTAATCGGTGCCAAATTTTTCAATGGTATTTGATACATCATTAATTTCAGAATCAGTCATCTCTGGTGTAAATATTCTGTTGATAACACTAGAGACATCTATAGACGTATCTCCCATTTTCAAAATGGTGTCTGGGATTGTGATTGAAGTTTCACCAGATTCTCTTGCTGTAACAATGGCTTGTTTGACAGTATTTAGGAAATCCTGTATCGCCTCAAGGCTAGTAAATTTATTAACCATCCACTGGCTTAATAGTCTGTCCGAGTTACTTCCAGTATCACTTAAACCAAGTTTGTATCTAACAGGAATGGATGAGTACCAACCACTAAGTTGACCACTTGGAGTCATCATGTTGCCACGTTGATTGTAAAGAAATGACCCTAACAAATCCAATGTGTCTGGGCCAAGTTCTGGCAATAACTCAGTAAGCCTATTTCTAAACTGCGTCTTATTGTATTTATATCTAGCCCATGGATCAACAGCAGCTATTGATTGAGCAGACAAGTTTGTCTTATCTGCATTGGCAATTCTTTCGCCGATATTTAAACGCTGGTCTTGAAGCAAGTTAAATATATTGGCTCCATAAACGTTAGTAAATGAACCATCCTCGACGCCAGCATATTCCTTGGCAAGTGATTGAATCAAACCTTGTTGATGGTCATAATTCAATTGTCCCGACATTTCAATAATAGATTTGTCAACACGCGCTAACATTGAATGCACAACGTTGTTGAACTTCGGCGTGTCAACCTTACCCGTTGAAACTATATATGGTTTTGCTAATTTGTCCTCAGTTGCAAATGCATCATGCCCAACAAGAATGCGCATTTTAGCTTTAGATATTTTTCCATCCGCCATTAATTTATGGCGATCTCCATCCTTTTCATACATGTTAAGGTTTCCAGTGGTCTCAACAATGTACATGTAGTCTTTCTTGCCAGCTCGTTGTTGACCTTTTCTGAATGTACCTTTACCTTCAAACTGAAGCTTATACCAAGACATCTTATTATTGTCGTTACTTACGTCAATCCAAATAACATCTTTTCCACGAGTGTTCTTCATGGTAAAGGCGTATTTTGCTCCTGCTTGCCTTGCTTCTTCTTGGGTTGCGTAATCGCTAGACATAACCATGCCAACTACACGACCGGTTGCTCTTTGACCAGAAGCTAATTCAGTTGCAGTAGCAGCGTTATTTAAAAATCTTCCTACTTGCAATGAACTGTCTAATACCACTCCACCCTTACTCATCAAAGATTTAATTGTGTCGTAATGACCACCAAACATCTTTTTCATAAACGGGTTGTTTCCATCAACCAATCCCATCATGTCAAATGGCGTAACACTGAGTAATGCTCCTGATGCCTCACGTTGATGATGCACAGTAAAATTTAGCCAGCTGTAATGCTGTAGTGGGTAAAACGTTCTGTCATTTCCTGAATCAACAGTAGATTTATAAGTAACTGCAGCAGGATCAATAAAGTATGCATTCATTGGACTGCCATCCTGCATAACTACATTTCCAGCACTAGCAGCACCCAACCGTTCAGCAATAGGTCGTAACACGTTACCAAGATTGTGTAGTACTGCAGTGACATTATCTGCACGGCTTTTTTCAATACCCTTGGCATACACAACACCATCATGAGTCAAAAAGTTCATGAATGACGTAGCGGTCATTTCATGCAAAACCGTACCCCAATCAGTCCAACCGGAAATATTACGTAATTTAAAATCGTATTTAGTCCCACCAGCATTTATATGCGCATCGTAAGCTTTAACGACTGAGTCAATTAACGTATAAGCATCTGACATTGCTGGTTGAATTTTGTCATCACGTCCATCAGTGCCTTTTTCTGGTAACACAGATTTAAGGTAGTCAATTTGCATGTAATCAGGCAATGACAAAAACAACACGTGAGACACTTCATGTGCAATTGTGTAAGCGGTTCGATCAAAGCCCTTCTTAGATGCTATATACAATAACCTTGCAACTGCGTCATTTGATCTACCCAATTGATGAGTCATTCCATAAATGTATTCGCCAGTATTAGGATTATCCCTATGACTTAAATTAGAAGTATCAATTAGATGTTGTTGCATTGTCGCAAACAATTGATTGTCTTGATTGTAAAAATTTTGCTGCAGTTGAGCTAAACGCAAACTACGTAATCGCAAAAGTTGTTCTGGTGAAAGCAATACAGTTTCTGACTTATCAAGGTTTACAATTTTGCCGCTAGTTATATTGGCAATTGATGCATTTGCAGCTGCAAACTGCTCAATGATTGACGAGTCAATACGAGCTAAAGCCATAAGTGCTAAGTATTCCGAACGAGCAGGTGCAGGATTTAAATCAATGTCTGCTTCCATGTCTCTTTCAGCTTGGCTTAATGAATAAATATCATAGAGCTTAGCAAGTTGACGGGACACCTCAATGGCATTTGCCTTATTTGTTACAACTGTTGTAACAGCAGAAACATCGCGAGCTTTTTTATTGCTTCCGTATTCAGATAAAACATTAGCGTATGCATCACGTATTTTTTTGACTCTGGCTAAATCTGTAGCATTTAACGACAGCGTATTCTTATTTACGATTGCATTGTAATACTTAAGCATGTCCTCCAATTGCTCTACAGTCATCTTAGACATGTCTTGAGGAGTAGAGAATATAGAGAATTTTGACAGATTACCTGCAACGGATTTTTCGTACTCTACAGCATCACCCTTAATTTGATCACGCACATCGTAGACTGGAGCTTTAGGAGTTGTAGGATCCGCATCGACGCGCACCTTGCCTTGTACGTCCATTGCTGTCAACATTGTTGTAATCATGTATGGAGCAAAATATTGACTTCTGGATTCCATGCCAATTACAAACGTGTTTCCAAGGTTTGACTTTGCCATAAAAGAAGATGATCGGAGTCCAATTGCCGATAATACTTCCTGTAACATCTTCATTGAAATTCTGGATGTTTGACTTCCATCCTCACGACTACTGTTGAACAAGTCATTCATAGCGTCTATGAATTTCTTTTGTTTGGCTGGATCGTTTTTTGTAGCAGCAATACCTTGTTCGTAAACACTATTGAAGAAGATTTGCCCATTAATTAAATCTTCAGCAGATTTATTAGTAGTGTGTACGCGTCCACTACCCGGCATTACGGCAACTTCAAATGTGCTATCCTGCGCTGGCAAAAACACCTTTCTAAACTTTGTTTGTAAACTTCTTGTTTCAGTAAGTTGTTTTAATAATTGTGATTCTTCAAATTTGCCAGCAATCGCATCCAATATAGTTACATCAACTGGGTTGTCATTAGCTGCTTCACCCCACATCATAGATAAAAACAGCTTCTCTAAACCAGCTCTATTATTTGCCCTCAGCAACTTAACCTTTGTTGCTTGTGGTGAGTTTGGGTCAGCAATTGAAATATCATTGCCTAACGCACCTCTGTCGTATTCCACAACAGTAACGTTAGCATTTCCTTGCGCATCAGCAAGCGACTTCATATCGCCACCAGCAGTAACAATTGCTTGCTCAAGTTCAGCTGCACGTTCGGATAGTTCGCGAGCTGCTCCGGGTTGAGCTAATTCTTCTGGGGTAAATGTGCTAATCAATGCATGTACTGCATCTGAGATCAACATGCTTTCACCAGCACTAAATTCAAACCCCATGAATTTGACGACTGCACCAGTTACGTCTCTAGATAACTGCATGTAATCCTCAAGACCCATGTTTGCATCCTGAGCTAATGATGCTAGGCGTACAACTTCCTGTAAATTTCGATTCTGTTGCTCTAATTTAAAAATTGTGTCTTGTGCAATTTTAAGATTTTTGGTTGCACCAATAACGTGAGATTCTAGTACTCGGCTTGTAAATGTCTTTAAAAACATATTTTGGAAATTAAGCCAAGCTTTTACGTTATCAACGTTTGTGTCATCAATTGGTATGTCTGTAGCCAATATTTTTCGTAGCGTAGCAATTGCACGATTTCTAACCGTGGCATGCTGATCAGCTCCGCCAATCATGTTTGTGTTTTTAACATATTGCCTAACAACATTAATGTCATTTTTAAATTGATTCCAAGAACTTGGATCACCCATAAACATAAGCATTGGGTATTCAATTTCACCATTTGACAAATCTGCAAGCACGGACAGCAAAGAATCGTGAACGCCACTATCACCAGACCTTAGAGCCTCGCTCATTAATCCTTGAATAGTTGGCCATGCTCCTTTAAATAATATAGTGTCAATTTTTTCTTTATCTGTCAGTTTTGAATAAGAGTCAGTTATAGCCTTTTCTATTGACAATTCCTTTGCAAGCGTAAGTCCTGTTGCTACGTCATGGCCTGTGCCATTGTCAATTGTCCCAACACCAAATTGTTGTGATGCGTCAATTAATGCAACGTCAGTTCCAACCTTCTTCATTGTTTCTGCAACGTCAGCTAACGTAGCTTGCGCTGCTGCAAGACTTAAAGCCGTCTGTTCTTGACTCGTAACAGATCCGGAAACTACTAATTCCGTGCCAGTTAATTGCTCGTTAGCAGCGTCCATGTCAACGTAGCGTTGCGCAATAACAGCGTCACCAAGATTGATAGATGTTTGCTGGTCTGTTGGCAATGACTGATTTTGCGCTAACTTACGAACAGTATCTACGTATACCGCAGTTGCTTGATTCACAAGCATTTGCGTTAATGAATCCGCCTTAGTGTCGTTAAATACACGTGCTCTTCTAAAATCAGATGCAATCGCTGTTCTTTCGGCATTCTGATTTGCAATATATTCTGGGTTATGAACTACTTCCCAAAAATATCCAAGGCCATTGTCGTATAGTTCCTGCTTGAAATCATCTAACGTGCCTAATGTTTTTTCAACGTTATAGGCGGAACGTACTTTTTCAAGCGCAGCTGTATATCCAGCCTCAGTTGCTAATATTGGATTAGAGCCAACTAAATTATCTGGTCCTCTTTCTGGCAATACTGCAGCCAGCGCTTGAATTTCTGCTGGCAAACCAGCAAACTTAGAAATCATCCACATGCGTGGCGACCCTAAAACCTTAGAGTAAATTAGTGGGTGAACACTTCTTAGTAACCCTGCAAGCTCAACAATCTTTGCTTGTGCCGCTTCTTTGTTTGCCGATAAAGATGGATACAACTTGAAGATACGCGCCAATTCTCTGTTCATGCGTTCAGGTGAAACATCTCCACCGCTGAGCAATGCTCTGTTTAAACCTAACGCTGCATTAACTATTAATGCTTGAGCTTCTGTCGTCCTAGTCGTTCGTGGCGCACCTGTTCTAGAAAACACTGTTACGTCTATTGGCTCTGTGCCAGTTGGCTCAGGTGCTGCACCAAGTCTTGTTTCCGCTGCAGCAATCGCTGCTTCTATCTCAGGGTTGAAATTCGACAGACGCAATAAGTGATATGCCTGTCGTAACTTCCCGGCATTTGTTGGCGAGTTAACATCAATAGTAGACATCAAGTCGTTAAATGCGCTTGCTGCAGAAATATAACCCATGTGAGCCAATTCGGGATTAGCGTCAATCCATGCGGATAATGATGTGACTAACGACTTATATAAATCAAGGTAATCATCATGTTCCTGTGTTGCAATTTTCAAAAGGGCTGCAGGTAACTCTTCGTGTGTTGCATCAACAATGTCGTGGAATAAATACACGTCGGCGCCAGATGAAATAGTAAGCATGGCTTCTGCCATTGCTCTTTCTAGGTCTGTATTGCCAGCGGATACTGGTCTAATCATTGACCTATCTACGCCGCCAATATTGTGATCGTTAAAAATGCGTTCGAGAACATCGTGTCTTACAGCATTAGTATTGATTGCGTCTCCAGAAAGAATGTAATGGTTTGCACCTTCAATATCCGTAATATCTCTTGCTACAGCAACGTTACCGTCGGAATCAATTACTAAATATGTTTTGCCATTAGATTCAATAATGCTGCCTTGGCGCACATCAGATTTAACACCTGTTGCATCTTGCCATTCTGGAGCATGTTTAATGTATTCACCTAGAATGCCTTTAATAGCATCTAGCTTATTTGCATTACTTTCACTACTTTTAGCAATTGCAATTAAATCCCGTAGTGTTTTATTGTCATTAATGTGAACTACGCCTTGAGACGACATTCCACCTTGACCTGAAGCAACAGGTACGGCTGCACTAGAGCTTTCAGGATTTAAAGATTTTAAATAGTTTAAAACGCCATTTTCGTCACTTAAATCAACAGCCGTGGCTACATCAATAGGAGGTAAATTTCTACCTTGAGTCAAGCCTTGATTAGGCGTAAATACAATTGACCCATTGCTTGCCTGATGCATCACCCAATCACCGCTAACTAATATTGGCCTTAATCCGTATGTATCATTTTCTGCGTCTGATTTAGCAACCTCATGAGTGTGTGGATACAACGGGTTAACTGGGCTTTTGCGGAACGCAGCAGCATCACCCTCAGCAGACATGCCAGATTGTTCTGTTAAATATTTTAATGCAGGCACAAAACCGTCTTTAGCATCAACATCGGTAAATTCCGCGTCTCCTACATAAGAGCCAATAATATTCTTATTGACAGTTTTATGTGTGCCATCATCTAGTGCAAATATGGCATTACCATTTTTATCTAAACCAAAAAACTTATGAATTTTTCCATCTTTAATAAACGTTGAGTCCATTAAAGACTGAATAATATTTTGAATGTGTTCTGAGTTTTCTACAAGGCTGATTAAGGAATCTACCTTTGGGTCTACAGCTGCTAACTCACGTACTGAATCTGGCGAAAGCATTGTAATGTCTGCTTCATTACCTGACTCAATAATGCGAGCCGATGAAAAGGCTTTATTAAATACCATCAATCTGCCATCAGACATACGTAAACCGTAGTACTGTTGATTTTCAACAGGTTCTTTGTCTGAAGGTTTAGCTTTTGAAGCAAGTTTAGCTGCCTCAGCCTGTGCATTTATGTCATTTAAGAAACGTGATGTTAACTCCTGTATGCGAATGCCACGAGTTGCTGGATTTAAGTCATCGTGTATTTTTACTTTAGCTAAAGGACTATCTGGCTCATGGTCAACTTTATCCCTTTCACCACGCATATTTTGGATAAGGTCAGTGTACTTTTGCTTTGTAGCATCGGAGAATGAATCAGGGTTATTAATAAACTCTCGTACATAGTGAATTGGATTTTTAAAAGCTGGATCCGGCGTCCCGCCTACGTGTGCAAGTCGTCTCTGAATATTTTCTAAGTTATCCGTAGACATTTGCGATGCAAGAAGACGAACGTCGTAATCGTTAAACTTGCGACCATATGTTTCAGATAACCATTGATGCAATATCTGTACACGCCGATCAGGATGATTGACTATCCTAACCGCCGAATCCATAGCTAATGCTTGAGGCTCCATTGCGCCCAATGGGTTAACGTTAATTAATGAATGAGCAAATTTACCCGGACGAGATGCAACTAAACCATGAAGGACAGCAAGCCCATAATCTATTGCAGTTGGATAATGTGGTTTTTCATTTGGCTTACGCTCAGAAAAATGTGCGTATGCAGCCTCGCCTAATACGCCTAATGGTTGCGTGGCCCCAAAACCTAAATCCATAGCAACTCGCTTGCCAACTTCATTTTGGCCTACGCGAGCAAATGAATTAGTAAATCTTGCAGCGCTATTAAGCACAGAAGACTCAACGCCAGCCGCTTCCTTAAATGCAGTAGAGCGGTTATACATCTTGACTGCTTCTTTAGCCTGAGACTTTACGTCGTTCCATAAATTAGGAGCACCCGGAGCCATCAATCCTAATGTTGTTGCAGTAGACACAAAACCACGCACAGCACCACTTGGGTCGCTACGTGATAAAGCTTCCTCTTTACCGGGAGACATACCTGCTTGATAAATCGATCCTACTGGGTCAAATAAAGTTTCAAGCCCACGTACAATTTTTTCAGACGGTGTTACATCGCCAGTTTTTTCAATAGACTTTAATACGTCACTAGGTTTGCTAAGTTGATCTCTAAACGCACGTATGCCTACAGGAGCAGCAACTGATGTAACTAAACCTACCGTACGGCCAGTGGATGCCATGCCTAATGGCGCAAATGCTCTAGCACCAAGAGTACTAGTGGCATTCATTAATCCTATACTTGCACGTAATCCTGTAACTGCAACAGGAATGTTTTCACCAGCGATCATTCCGTAGTTGTATGCGTCGCTTTCGGGGAATCTATTCCATGTTTTATCAAGCCAATCACTCATTAAAAGATTTGAGCCGGGAGCTAAATCCCTAATGCTTTCACGGAGGTATTCCTCTTGCTTCGCCTGTTCCTCACGTGCTTTTACAGGATCTGTAATACCTAACTCACGTACAGCGTTTTTGGCTCGTAACTCAATATCGTAATTTTGTGCCCAGTTAGCAGGTGTTGCAAAAAATGATTTAACACCAGCGCCAGTACCTTGCCTTGCTGCCTCAAATTTACTGGCAAAACTTCGACCAGTTAATGATGGGTCATCAGCAATAATTGGGTTTTTGTATGGCGCTTCACCCAGTTTTTTGCGCCCCCAGTCTTCAAGCCGTCCATATTGATCAGTTATTGGAGCAAGTAAACCTACTGTGCCACCTAATGCAGTTCCAAGATATGAATTAGCTTGTTCAGCAGGAGTGTATGGCCTGTTGTATTCGTCTACTTCTGCCTGAGTTTGACCAAGTACAGCGTCCCGTTTTCCGTATTTCGCTTTTAATATTGTCTCTAGTTCACCAGTTGTTTGAGGTTGAATAAACGCCCAACTATTACCTTTGCGTACAATTAAATCAGCTAAGGTTACAGGTCGTTTTTCTTGTACGTATTGTTTTGTTGTTTTGTCAAATACAGTTCTTGGCCACTGAAGTGGAACAGTTTTTCCATCTACTTGCCCACCAATAAACGTTTTGTTTAAATCAACTCGCATTTTCCTAAAACTCTCTTGAAAAGAGTTGTAGGTTTTATCGTCAATAGCCTTTTCTTTATGTGCTTCTTGTAACAACCATTCATTAGCAGATGATAATACAGTTGGGTCACCAGCTTTTAATTTTGCGCCCCATTCTTTAATGTGAATGTTTTTAAATTCTTCTGGTGTTCCACGTCGTACTTTACCGTCGGGCGTAGCAACAAGTGGGGAAGAAAGCGTTTTTTGAGGTTTGCCAGATGCTTTTTGTAACTCAGCAATAGGTGCTTTTGATTCAGGCATTCCTGATCTAGCGGCTTGCAACCGTGGTGCTAATGCCTTTTGCCGTGCTAATGCGTCAGCTTCTTCTTTTTTACGCTTTGCTTCCAGTTGTTGTCGAGTCTGCATAATTATTCCTTTGATTAACGCTGACGACCATCTATAGGCCCTGTACGAAATGCGCCTAAACGTGTATCTGGCGGTAAGTTAAAACCATTATTCTTTTGATTGCCACCAACCGCTCCGCCTTGTGGTTTAGCTGCGCCCTGACCGGCTCCTCCATTATTATTAGGTGGTTGCGTAACCGGTTTTGCAAGACCCGGAATTGGTATACCAAGTGCGTTAAACATGTCTTTCTCTGCTTTGGTGTAATCACGGTATGGCGAATTTAAAATAGCACTAGCAACACCTACTCCTCTAGCATATTGACCAACGTCGCCAAGATTGCCATCTTTAAGTTGTTCTCCATAAGCATTTCTTGCAACTGTTTCATACACTGTTGCAAGAGCTTTTTTCCTATATAGCTCTCTAGCCGTTTGAATCATTCGCTGTTTTTCTGGTGTTGAATTCTTTTTAAATTCTTCATCAAAAATTAAAGCTGCGCCCGAAACTCCAGATGTTGTTAACGCTCCTAGCGTTCGTCCTAGTTGTGCTAATTCAGCATCTACAGCATTCATATTTTTCATATATGAATCGTTGGAAGATTTAAACACTTCGCTTTGCGCAGATAAACTTGCCGTTAATTTAGCCGCATCAGCGGTTCTTTTAACGTCACCAGATTGCAACTGCGCATTCCAGAATGTAATTGCATTTCTTTGACTGTCGCTGTATACGCCAGCAATTTTAGCAATCGTTTCGTCTAATTTGTCAGGTGTTGCAATTCTTGTACTGTAATTTGCTGCAATGCGCTCAGATAACTGCGGAGACATAATAACATTGCCAGCTTTGTCAACATCTCCAGTTTTAATAACCTTGCCGTTCAAATCATAAGTGGTTGGCGTTAATGCAACGCCAATTAATTGTTGAACGACATTTGCTTCCGTTGTTCTGTTCGCAGCTGCCTCTGTTTTTAACCACTGAGTAAACGCTGGTGATTTAAAATACTCTGATGCCAATGCACCCTTATTGAACTCAAATTTTGGAGTATTTGCATTTAATGCGTAAAAATCTTTACCGTCTGGCCCTTTTGTTTTTGTGACATCAAAAAATTTAGCTGGCTGAGTTATATGCTTTGTAGAATCAAACATGCGACCAATTTGCGCATCAAGATTTTCAACGGATTTTTTACCTTCAGGTGAAACACCTAATACATTTCGTAATTCAGTAGGTGAGTATTGAGGAAAATGACTTTCCCATCCCGTGTACGTATTCCAGTCTATTGGTTTTAATGAATCAGGTTGCCTAATACCAGCAGCATCCGCAATATCTGCATACGTTAAATTAGGGACAATACCAACAGTGCCTTTTGCGTTGTTAAATGTGGCATACTTCATGTTTGTCGCAGATTTAATAGCAGCCTGTGCAGCAATTCTTTCAGGCATAGACTTTGTAACGTCATTTGCAATTGCTTGCTGTGCGTTAATTGTTGCGTCCAATGCCCCTAAGTCACTAGTCAACTTAGCCTTTGTTTGCATTCTTGGCGTTTCAACACTTAAGTCAAACAGGCTTTGACGCCCTTTTCGCTGATTAGTTAAATCAAAAAGATTGTTTGACAAGATAGCATTTTGTGTTCTTTGACCAGCAAGAGTTTCTTTGCCTGAGTCTCTAGTAGTTTCAGCAGCAGTTATTTCAAATGGACGTAATTTGGCTCTATGTAACCAATCTTGTTGTTGCTCAGCAAAAGTTAATCTGGCTCTCTCCTCTTCAATTTGTTGCTTGCGAAATTGATCGGCTTGCATACCAAGTTGCAATCGTCTCTCATCAAGTTTTTCTTTTGCTTGTTGATTGGATAAAGCATTTTGATTTTTACCTTGTATGAGTTGTGCTAGACCACCCATAAATCCAGCTGTACTAAAAGCCATAATGTATTATCCTTGCTTTGGTCCGTATATTTCTTTGTCTTTAACAGCATTTGCAGCCATCATCGACAAAATTCTATTTGTTTGATCCTGCTGTTGACGTAAATTATTAGCAGCTTGCTGACGTTGCTCCATTCCTGTCCAGTAACTGCTAAGCATGCCCATCATTCCACTTGCTTGCTGATCTGCTAACTGCCTAGCTTGAAGCTCCTGTGCGCCAATGTTTTGTGCGTCCTGTCCAAACTGACCCCATAGTCCAACAGCACCTTGTGCTCCTGTATTTGCCATGTTTGTTCCAGCTTGCGCTAAACCCATGGCTCTGTCTGCAGCAGCATTAAATCGATCACCCTTAGTCGTTTCCCAGTTACTTGAGAATTGTGCTAGGTTTCCTGCAATCTGTGAATCAATTGCTGCGTTTGGATTAACGCCTACTCCTAGTCCGTATCCAGATGGGCCATACAGTCCGCGAGATGCAGATCCGGTAGCCATATTACTTCTAACTGTGTCGCCCTGTCTTTGAACAGCCGCATTTGCAGCAGTAGTACCCTTAAATAAGTCTGTGTCAGAAAGCGGCTTTAGTGCACTCTCAATACCCATTGATGCCATCTTATTGGCTTGAGGTAAATACATGTTCTGCTGTGATTTACCAGTATTCATCATCTGGTTGTAATAAGGTATGTAGCTTTGCTTTGCAGCCATAGCCCGCTTCTGATAATTCATCATTTGGCTGGCTTGCGGATCCGTCATCTTTTTGATCCACGGATTTAATGCTTGTGTTAAAATTCCACCTACAAATGGGTCAATCATAATTGCCTCCTTATACTGCTACCTTATTTAATAACGCAATCCACCCAAACGCATTAGATGAATCATTAACTGCTAAAAACTCTATACATTCATACTGCTTTGACAAACTGGCAAATCCAGCGTTAACCCATAATGTATCGCCAGTCATTACAGCAAATGAAACAGTAAAAGCCGTCGCATCCATTTTAATAAACCGTATAGACCTACCAACATATCCAGCAGAAGATGGCAATGTAAGCGTAAATGACGCTGCCGTAGCATCACATAAAGTTATGGACGGGGCAAATGTTACATCTCTTGTTCCATCAGCATATTCTATCTGACAAGCGGATGGAGAATACGGAACAACTGGCAATCCAGCATAGTTGTCCGACTGTAATACAACTGCAGACTTTCCCGGACCAAGCCTAGTTGATGGATTATCACGCCTTGGATATATAGTGACTGGAGTTGATGGTATTGCCATTTAGCTTCTCGGTGTATTTCCTTCAGTAGTTATTGCATGTATTGCAAACATCTTCCATTTAGTCGTAGTTGTTGCTGACAATTTTATATCAAACGTCTGTTGATCTGCAGTTCTGCTTATACTTCTGATAGATATTACTTTGTCAGAATTGTTCGGAAATCTGAACGTACCTGCTGTTGCATATCCTTTTTGACCAGTAATTACCCAGTTTGAGTATACGGGTGTATCTGTTTGTAAATTCTGAAAGTGTAAATTCAAAGCGTGTATTTTATTCGCACTGTAATAAATGTTGCTTTCTGAAAAAGCCTGTCCGTATTTCCTTGTTTTAATAGTCCAATCTATTCCGGTATACGTTCTATTTGCAGCAGCGTCTGCATATACTCCATCGGCAAATCTATCTAGCTTATACAGCTTTCCATCAGCTCCACCAGCATATAAATCCTGAGTGTCATCACTTGTTTCAACCGCGATAATAGATGTAAACCTTGCGGGGTTTAACCATCTAACCCAGCCGCCTGTTTTGACCTGCGTTGCTGTCCTTGGGTCAAATGATTCTGTCCTAGTGTCGTAAATGTAAATGTATGGATTACCAGCACTCGGAGTAGTTCCGTTTGCTGTGGCTTCTGGAGCAAGCAGTAATAAACGTCTGTCATGTACACACATAACACAGTTAGCATAAGCAGATGCTGATACGTAGTTGTAACTGCCGTTAATATAATCTTGCGATCGTATATTTAAAACACCTTCTAATTGTTGTCCACGTGGAATTAAAATTGTGTTTTGTAATTCCATGACTCCATTAGCCGTAGTTAAAATTAATCGCCCCATCAAAACTGCACAACCGCGTTTTGCAACTAATCCCGAACCAGAACCTTGTAAAAAGCCTTGATTAGCAAAGTTATGTGGACTATCTCCCGTAAGGAGATAAGTAGTATGTTCTCGCATAATTACAAGGGCTGCGGATGTACTGTTGTCACGCATTAATCCATCGCCTTGAATTGTAACCATGCCCATAATCTGCTCTTCGTCTGTTTGATTACTAACGGAAAATTGCGCACCTTTAATTGCAACTTCAGGGTCTGTCACATCTGAGAATACAGTTGTGTAAATACCGTACTCGTTATTTGTGTTTAATAACCAACTGGCGTAAATAGTATTCTTTTTAGATATAAACAAGCGTTGATTGAAAACTGCTACACAGTCACCACCCGACGGAAACTGGTCTTTTCCAAATCTATACCTGTATCCCCTAGTACCCGGACCGTTATCAAAAAACATTTGAGAATCAGGCACTTGATCAATAATAGTAACAGTTGTGCCTGTTTTACTAGATGTAAAACCTTCCCATTTGTTTCCGTCTACGTATGCTTTTCCTGTATCAAGATCAACAATTCCTATTAACCGACCAACATTATCTCCGGTTAAAAGATTTTTTCTGTACACGCATGCGTATTTGTAATAGTGGCCAGAACCAACTTGTAGGTCAACAGTTGCAAGTTCTACAGACACTTTGTTTACAGCTTCTGTAACAACAACTTCAGCCGTAAAAGTACTTGCATTTGTTTCAAACCCGTCAGTACTTGGCAGGTCAGGAGTGGCTGTAAAGTTATACGTTCCAGAAGATATGCCAGCAGGAAAAGTTATAGTTGTTCCGGATCCATAAGGCGCTGTTGAAACATTAAATGACGTGTAACTTAAAACATCATTGACGTAATAAGTTGTACCTGCAACAATTGCGGGTGTTGAGGCTATTGCCGTTGTAAATACAATCGGTTTATTAACACCAAGCTTGTGATATCCAGATGTTAATAATGTTGTTGTTGGTGAACCAGATGCAGTGCTAAATGTTTGATTACCCCAATACGGAGAACTTCCATTGACTGGTGCGGTATAAGGCGTCCACAAAGTAAATGAATACGAATATTTTGTCTGTGGTGTTAATGCTCCCTGACGGACAACTTCACCTATGCTAATTACCCATTCGTTGTCATAGACAGATAGTACATCGTAATCAAATTTTAAAATGATAGTAGACACTAATGCGCGTGTGGCAGCAGATATTGGATATAAATCGAACGACAAGTAATTTAATGTTTTGTCGTATTTGCACTGACCAGTAAATTCAGTTGTTGCAGGCGTTCGTATCCCCAAGCTAAATGCTGGAACATCTTGATTGATTTTTTCCGAAAAGAAAGCTCTAACACTTAATGACTGAGTAGTTCTTAGGTCAAATTTTTGAGTGTAATAGTTTGCACCAGAACTAACAGCCGACGAAAATGAAAACGTTGCGCCAGTCAAAGTGCTGTCTGCTGTAATAGTAAACGTAGTACTTGTTGGTACTGAATTTACGTAATACGGTATTGAAGTACTGGTGCCACCAGTAGTAGTTGAGAACATTACAATATCGCCAGTTTTAAAATTATGGTTTGCAGTTGTTGTCACAGTGGTGCCGACACCGGTCGTAAAAGCAGTTGGCGAACTTAAGTTTATTTTTATGTATTCATTAGCGATCAGATTAGCAAACGGATCCGTTGGCAACGTTGTAGAAATAAATGTTGTGTTAGACTGCCTAGCATTTAGTTTCAGTAACTTTTTGCTGTCATCTTGAATTGTTGCAATTTGAAGTTGTGCGTTGACGGCATATAAACTTACGTCATCTAAAAACACAAAGCTATCGCCACCGCGATCAAACGCCGACGCAATGCGCACTTGAATCCCAGTTAGCTGTTTATCAAATTCCCTAAAATCTACAAGCACTTGAAATTTGTGCCAATCACTAGGAGCAGTTCCAGCAGCTGGTTGTGCACTGTAATAAACCTCAGCTCCAGCAATTTGGTCGGCTGTACTAAATGCTGTAGATGCTGTATTTTGATAACCGCGCACAAAAACATCTAGTGTGTTATTACTTACAAAGTTGTTTAAATCATCTTGGTTGTATACATAAAACGTTAATACGTATGTACCTGCGTTATGTTGGATGAGAATTGTATTGTCGCCAAGTAAAACATTTGATCCAAATAGAACAACAGATCCACTGGAAACAATAGAGCTAGTAGTTACAGTTAAACTATTTGAAGACGGGACTGATTTAACATAATAAATTGATGTATTAGACACACCTCCATTTGTTGTTGTAAATTTTAATGATTGTCCAATGGCAAGACCATGATTAACGGATGTTGTAATAGTAGAACTAGATCCATTAGCCGTAAAATAAATCGGTTGCTCATCGTAAGTTACTAGCACCTGCCTGACATCAATGTCTTGATACAAAAAATCTTGTATGTGATCAATTTTTATACAGTTACCAACTTGGCCATCTCTGGTTAAAATGTATTTACTTGAGTTTTTAACAGTAGGAGTAGCCACGGCAGATGTTTTTGGAGCAAATACATTAAACGTTAATCCTCCAACTGTATAAACAACACTATCTACTCTTTGCGCATCACCAGTGTTGTAATTCCACTGACTAAATCCAGTAGCTGTAGCAGTTGCAAAATCTCCGTTTGTTATTAAATTTGCTAACGTTGATGGAGCAGAACTAAATCCGGCTAAATTAATAGGAGCAGCATTTGTACTACTAATCTGATCACCCGGCATTACATTAATAGTTGATGCTGTAGCTTTTGGTGTGAATTTTGTACAGTCCGTTAATGTCGGTAATTTATCGGCCTCAACTATTTGCCCATTCATTCTAACTCTAAATGGATTATTGACACCGTCTACGCCATAAACATATCGTCCATATGGCGTCATTCGCACATTAGCACTATTAGCAGTAATTAATGTTGTTCCAGTTGCTCTATCTATTACAGGACTAAAACTACTATTTGGTAAACCATAAGTGTTAGTGTCGTAAGAATACACGTTTTGCCCAGATGCAAAAACAACTTTACTTTTACTTCCCTTGTCTTTAATGGTGGTCAATTCATATATTGGATTACTTGTTGTTGCATTATACGGAGGCGTTGACGAGTGCCAACATGTAGACCAACCATTGCGCGGTTGTAATGAGTTTCCGTAAACCAATATGTTGTCAAGGGTTTGAAAATAACCATCGGGAAGTCTGTTAGCAGCTGTATACGTGTCAATACCAATAAACGCCCTGTCTCCCAGCTGGAATGGTTGTTGCGTATTAGAAAATTGCTTTGTTGCCATTACTCACACCCTTTTCTTGTAAATTGATTAGTCAAAGTCACTGTTTTACTGTATGTGCCTGTCAAAGGAGCACTCGCAGTAGTCCATGCGCACACATCATCGGCTGAAACAATCCATGGTGGACACGTGCACAATACATTGTAAGTGGCAGTGACGCTTAAATAAGCCTTGCCAGTCATAGTGACAGACGATGGACCAGTAGGGCCACCAGTAACTACTCCTGTTGACCCAATTGTGGCAAAAGCACTTAATGCTGTAGAGGACGTGCGTGATGCGCTTATGCTGACTGTAGCAAATGCAGATATCGTTGTTGACGCACTACGATTAACAGATGTAGCTAAACTAGCAAATGCAGATAAATTGCTACCAATTTGTCTATTTGCCTCAGAAGACAAAGTTGCAAACGCTGAAATACTTGCAGATGAAAGACGTGTAGCGGAACTATTAACCGTTGCAAACGCTGAAATACTTGCAGATGAAAGACGTGTAACAGAACTATTAACCGTTGCAGATGCACTAATTAAACTACCTGCTGCTACAGAGCTTGAAGTAGATGCTGCAAGCCTTGCAAATGCAGACTGTGTGCTAGATACAGATATTGTAGGTAATGAACTAACGTTTGCATATGCAGATAAAGCACTCGCCGAAAAAACTGTGACAGACGCAGATGACGCCGTTGTTGCAAATGCTGATTGTGTACTACTAGCCGATCTTGTTATTGTTGAAGACGTACTCGCAAACGCAGACTGCGTACTACTAGCTAATCTTGCAATCCCTGATGATGTTGTTGCAGATGCTGATAGCGTACTCGATGCAGTAGATATTGTTTCTGCTGATGACGCCAATGTAGCAAACGCTGATTGTGTACTGCCAACTAATCTTGTTGCAGCAGTAGACGTACTGGCAAATGCAGACTGCGCACTACTGACCGATCTAGTTGTTGATGACGATGTGGTGGCAGCTGCAGATTGTGTACTGCCAACCGATCTAGTTATTGATGACGATACAGTAGCATTTGCAGATTGAACGCTACTTGATGGTTTAGTTATTGATGATGACGCTGTAGCATTACCAGACAAGGTGACACTGACAGATCTTGTTGCCGATGAAGATACTGTAGCAAAAGCACTAAGGCTTGCCGATTTATTACCGCCAGGTACTGGAGGAGCAGCAAGCCTTGCACCAATAAATATCGCTGTTATGTAACCAGCGCTATTTGGTATCGCCATTAGTCTAAGCGGATGTCGATACCCGTGTTATTAGGAAATGTAATTGTTTGGCCAGAACCAAGTGTCACAGATCCTCCCGTAATGTCACCATAAAACAGGATTGTGGCGTCAGTTGAGGCTGTTGCGCTAATAGTAGCACTTGTGCAAATGCCAATTCCAGCAATCGTAATACTTGCACCTGACGCAGTAAACGATACAGCAGGGATATTTGTAAGTGGACCCGGAGTAGCTGTAGATGCAGCAGTGTTTACTCCACCAACTCCAAATGTTACAGTTGGTGCTGTGCCAATTGCAATTCTGCTAGTATAACCAGCCGTACCTGATGCATTTTCAGCTAACGTCCCATCACCAGCGACGTTAGTCATTAATGCTAGATAAAGTTGAGTACTTCCGCCAAAAGGACCAAACGATGTACCGCGCAATAAATGATTTAAGAGGTTTGCCTCTGTTGCGTTTGTAAACGCCGTTGTTGTTGCCATATTAACCTACCTTTACAATCGGATCTGCAAGTGCGGTTGTCAAAGGTAAACTCCAAACAACCACTGTTCCCGCTTCATTGTACACATCAATAGTTGCTCCTGTTGATGCGTCAACTTTGTTTCTTAAAATGCGTAATGCTTGACGTACAGTTCTGTCAGTTGATGCTGATGTATACGCTCCATTAAGCACTGATTCATTACCACTACTGTCTAATTTACGTGCAAGTATGCCGTCTGCAATTTCGGCTGGCTGCAGCACGTGCGAGCTGTTAATGATTACAAAGTTATCTCCAGATGCAGGAGTTCCAGTAAACTCGTCAAGTACTTCTATGACGCCATTAGTAGACGTAAATACGTTAATACTAGATGACTGATTAATTAGCGTACCACTAGTAAATACAATAATTTGACCCTCGTATTGACCTGTAGTACCAGTTGTAAGGCTTGTCCTAAAATACGTTGATGAGTTTGCTGGCGCTCCCGATGCCGCTACAGTGCCTTCAGTAATTATGATTGATTTACGAATAATGTCCATCAGCTTGCCAAACGTACCAGCCCCTGTGTGTCCGGCGTATAACTCATCCCAAACACCACCAGCAATCTCCGTTACAGCATCTGTGGCAAGGGCAGATGCTGTCAATGAGTTGGCTGCAAACGATGTAGATGTAAGAGCACCAGTAGCCGTAGAGCCTACCGTGACCTGACCTGATGCATTACCTGTTGGAAGACCACCAGCTGCACCAGCTGCTGCGTTTGGTAAAGCTGTAAGACCAATTCTAACTATGTCAAACGGATCATATGCCATGATCTGAACTACAGAATTATAGTCACGACTGACGGTAGCTTTTTCAATATTCAATGACACCCAGCCAAGCGTGTCCACTTCACCGGTTGTGAGCTGGTAATAATACTGACCATTGCCAATCTCAGTCCAAGTGCCAGCACCAGCCGCTGGAGTTGCACCATTCTTACTGACATTGATGGTTGGAGCAGTCACACCAAGTTCTGGTGTAAACCCGTCTGTAATGTCTACAAGCAGTACAGGTATACGTCTATGTGCCGCATCTGCGTCACTCTGTTTTATTTGAAACATAATTCATTATCCCTCAATCTGGCTAAACGATGCGGGCAAAGAGTAAATAGGTGAACCACCTGTTTGGTCATACGAAATTTGATCAAATAACAAATACCCAATACATGTAGAACTCGCAGTCTCAGTGTACGTTGTTCCATTGTATTCAACTTTGTTTGCTACTATTCCATTTCTGACATCAGTCATTAACTGAGAATTTAAATTAGTAGCAGTCCTCAACAATGGTGGCGTACCTGTCGTTCCGCTAATCATTATGTAGTATTTAGTACCAGCTACAAAATCAACCGCATTATTGAACTCGTAATAAGACAATGTCGAAGTAGTGTTAAAGTCGCCATCAACAATTGCCGTAGCCAATAATGTTCCTGCTGCATTCCGAACTCTACATTCCCATACAGTGCCAATTTGTGGACTTACTGACAGAAACTGCATACCTTTTAATCTAAGCGTAGGGTGATTTGCAGGTAATTGAAATGTTGTACCAATTTCGTTTGGAGTAGATCGAGCTGTTTCTGAACCTGTTGTCGTATAACAACTAGGCCCATAATATTTTGACCCACTGTATAGCCAAAAATTACCACCCGGCCTTGTCGATGCACCCCCCCAAACACCGGATGTCCTAGTATGTGATCCAGCATATCTATGTAATTGGTTATTAGAACAGTTTGTAGTTACAGTAACACTACCCGTGTACCCCGATATTGCGTTTCTAATAACTACGTAATACGCCGTTCCTTTTACCATACTAAATGAGGTAACAGTAACTTGCGCAAACCCACTGCCAGATGCTGGACAAGTCCATACTCCAGATGTCTGAAACGTCCCATCTGGCAACCCAGTTGTAGCGTTAAATCCTTGTATGCCAACATCAAATGTATTTGGACTTGGGCCTGTGACGACTGCATATGGAAATATAATTGTAGTTAATGTAAAAGATTCTTGAGGGACATAATGCCAAGCTATTCCAGCATTATTTCCACCAATACTAGTGGATGCTGATCCGTACGTGTTTTGTGCAACAAATCCATCAAGGGGAATAACAACTTTGTCTGTTGGTACTGTAACTGTTGGCATTATCCAGAAAACCCTCCAGAAAACATTGGTGATGCATTTACATATCCTCCAGCTCCACCTGAATTGTCAAACCTAATGCCGTCTACCTCTACGGAAAAAGCCATAGTAAGAGTGTTTGTTTCAGCAATGATTCCACCTGAAGATCTATTGGCGTAATAAGCAGTAACTGCTCCTGCAGCTGATTCTGTTGTTGGATCAAAAATAAATTGTGCGACTTGAGGCGTATTTGTAAATGTACCAGTAAAGCTATACATCAAATAATATTTAGTTAAAGGTTCCAGCCAAATATCTGATCCAGTTGTGTTCCAGAAATACGCAATGTTTGAACCAGCAGTAGTGCTAAATCTATCCGAATCTTGTGTGTTAAATGTATAAAGCAACGTTCCTGCTGCATTGTATATCTTGCACGAAGTAGTCATTCCCGGATTGCCACCAACAGAAGCATTTGAAAGTGAATTCATGAATGTGATTGCTTTTACTTTTACTGCAGGATGATTTTCGCCTAATGTAAAAGAAACTCCATATTCTTGATTTGCAACAGCATTGATTGCTGTTGTAGGGCCATCTGGGGTAGACGGTATGTCTAACGAATACCATCTAATACTACTTCCATAAATAGCATTACTACCAGTTATAGAACCTTGAACCCAGTTAGAGGCAATTCTAGTTGCAGACCTCCATTGACCCATATAAGAATATATTCCATAATGGTTTTGATAAACATTTACACTTCCAGTAAACGATGCATTTGGGCGAAACGCTAACCAATAAACTGTACCCTTTGTTACAGAAATCGCATTTGTTAAATTAATTACGTAATTTGTTGGTGTAGTACTTGCAGATAACGAAATGGTATTTGGTGTAGAAATATATGTATTATTAGGAAGATTACCAGCAGCATTAGACCCCATTAACCCAACATCAAGATTAGTAACTGCAGTACCTACAGTCGCACTTAATACAACTCTCGTAATAGATCCAGTGAACTGCGCATAAAATGGTAAGGCTACACCAGTAGCAGTGGAGTTAATTGTACTAGTATTACCCGAGGCATAACCTCTCTGGTCGTACCCTAATTTAAGATTAGTAGCTACTGTGACTAATGCCATTACACAATCCTGACAATATTTCCATTGGGGTCAGCTAAGTCGAAAACCATTTTTTTACCAACAAGTGATTGATCGCTAACATTAGCACAGTAACAGGTAATGTACTTGCGTAGGTTCTCAATCACTTCCGAGTTGTACTGAATGCAGTCTTGGTCGAGTACGGTTTCATTGACGTACGTAAATGCTAGGCTATCTGTAAAAACAACTACAACTAGTCCATCAGGTAAGACGTTATACGATTGCAGTCCTAATTCAATTTGCTCGTTCATTTTATTCCGTCATCTTTCGCACTTGTTTTTCAATTACACCATTAATTGCCTGAACAGTCCTTAAGCCTAATGTGCCAAGTAAAAAAGAAAGCCCAAGCATTTGCTCAGGCGTAGTCCATCCCAAATTTCGTGCAACTAACGGAGTTAGATAAAGAGCTGATACTGTCCCGATGAAGACAGTTGTTAAACCTTGCGTGAGCGTTTTGATCTTAGGCCAATCAGTGCCAGCAATTGCGCCAGCTAGTCCTGCTAAAAATTGATTAAGGTCAATATGCATCTTATCCATCGATGTGCCTCGTCGTTTCACTGACTTTTTTCACCTCCGGCAATGTTATTGAAAACATTGGCAGCGCAGTGTCTTGTCTCATGAAAAACGCAATCAACGCAGTTGCCATAGCAGGTATACCAGCACGGATGCCTTCAATGCCAGAAATTAGTAGTGCCTTAGTCACCATTCCATAATTAGCGTTGTCGGATATGTTGAATGCTTTCCACGCAGCGTCAAACTCAGGAACAGCACTAGTTAAAAATGCTGCTAACGCAATCAATATTAATCGGCTGTAAGCAATTTTCATTTTTGACTCTGTGGAACTGGAGGAACACCATAAGGGCATCCGGGTAATTTTAGCGATGTATCTTGTAGTGCCCATAATTGCATACGTGATAAATCGTACCAATCTTTCCAAAAAGCTCTACCTACCAATGATGGGTCGTCATAATTTTTAAATGCTAATTTACCAGCGACGTATGCAGGTATTGCTTTCAGCAGCACATCGTCAGGTGCAATGCTTAATGTAGTAGTAGATGCTGGGTCAGTAGATATTGCTGCTGGTAACGTGCCACCGGTAACCGTCAATGATTGTGTAGAACTAGGTGCTGGATATAAACCAATATTTGTATTGCCTGATCGATACCAGTGTGTTGGAGAACCAGTTGTCGATGTATAAGTTAAATCGTATGACCTAAGCTCCATCTCACCGCAGTGCGTTAATGTGGTAGCACCAATTGCAACAGTTAATGGATGCCAAAAATCTTTATCAGCGAAAGTTGTAATACGTGATGATGCTGAAAGCGTAATGCCTCCTTCATTCCATACACATGTACGTGCCATTTCTCTGGCAGCCTCATTTATGTAGGAACAAATAGTCTCATCACTAAAAACCGAATTGCCACTTACTGTAAACGTTCCACCCGTGCCACCAGTAGGAATTAATAACGTAGGCGGGGTAGGCCCAAGCACACTAAATGAAGATCCGGATAAATTTGTAACAGATACAGTAAACGTTGTATTAATAGGTAGATTTGTTACAGTCGAACTAACAAATCTAACTTGATCTCCCGCAGATAGATTGTTAGTTGCTGTAATTACTGGATTCCCAATTGTAACCGTTGCTGATGTTATTGGTAATCCGATGCCAGTTGCAAGCTCGCCTACAACCGATGTGTTTGTTTCATTTAATAACTTTAAAGTTTCATTTCGTAACGCAATAAATCCTAGTGCCATTAGACTGCTCTCCTTGCGTACATAGCGGCATATGATTCAACTTGACCTAATCTGTCCAAGTATTCTTGTTTAAATAAAACTATTCCATCTTTATCACGCATCTGTAAAGCACGTGTTGATAATGTTAAGTACACAAGGCAATCATGAGCAACATCTGGCAGTGGGCACTCTGTAGTGTCAGTATTTGGAAGCGCAGTTCCGCTTGTATCGTATTGCCAATAATCACCCGGTTGCGCAAAACCTTCTACTAATACGCCATTAGTAATGGACGTTGATGGCACTGGAAATAATGTAATTCGATTCATCCCAGAAATAACAGCTGCGTCTGGGACTTGCTGTTCAGGTTGCGATCGATACCTGTCAACCATTTGATTGCTAAAATTAAAAAGCTTTGGTTGCCAATATTCACCAGACATATTTAATACTTTTAAAACTCGTATTTTATAAATATCTGGAGCACAATAGTCGGATTCACCAGCAACCATTGATAAATACCGACGGCCAACAAGACAGTCAGTTCTTCTGGCTATCTCATTGGCCGATTCTAAAATAATATAATCTAGGCCGAACGGATCAAGGTCAGCATCAGTCCCGAAATAATTTCGGCCCATCATACGCACCTTTTGTTTTATTTGACCTAGATTCATATTAACTCCTAGAAGGAAGCTCCATCACGACCATTCTTAATGTAAGCATTAAGGATCATCAGTTCACATGCAGTAGTTGCAAATGTAGTGACGTAACGTACACGGTAATACGTTCGGCTAGATGGTGGGATTGCAGCCTGTAGCATTGCCCCTGCACTCACTTTACGGAATACAGACACTGCTGAGGCTGCAGTTGAAATTAACGATGCGGCTGTGTACACACCGTTAAATGATGCTGCAGGACCAAGTCCAATAGTAAACGTTGTTGTACTAGGTACAGAAGTTACTACATAGACCTGACCAAGTGCTACACCTGCAGTAGCGCCACCGGGTGGTGCAACCTGCAATACTGTTGCGCCAAGAGCAGCTACTAACAACTGATCACCCACTTGCAAGCCGTGAGCTGCAGCAGATGTCAACAATCCAGCAGCAGTAGACGTTGTTAACGTAATAGTTGATACAGTACCAGTCGTTGCCGTTAACGTAGTTTCAGCTGCACTTAGCTGAACCCAGTTGCTGTTATCTGAGGATCCCTCAACAACCATAGTGGCAGTACCGGTAGCGGGCACATAAAACTGTACGGCAGAATGTACATACATCTGATTACGGTTATTGTGACCCCATAATAGTTGCCCGTTAGGAGCAGGTTGATCAGAGGCAGCATTACCAACATAAGCTGTTGTGTCAGCAATAGTATTAGTGTAGCCACCTAAGAGCAACGGTGCGCTAATGGCGTTCGTTGACGATGCACCCTGTAGACCTGCAATAGTAGATCCAACAGATGTTTGGTTAAATCCTACAAGTGCTGTTCCACCTGTATTTTGACCAAACCGAAATTGAAGTTTTGCGTCACGCATCTTGATTCTCCTTACGAAACCTTAACGTTAATACGGCCAATAGCACGAACGTGTGGAATCCAAAGGCCACAACCCCAATCAAAGAGGATGTTGTGCATGATGCCATTTTCCTTAGAAAGACCTAAGTACTGTGGCTTAAATGGACCAGACTGCCATCCTGTTACATAGCCAGATCCATAACGAACAGCATAAATCTGGGATGTGTTCGCATTAGAACCAGTTACGGTTGAGATTGTAAGCGTATTACTAATGATAGGCGTAGTACCATCAGCCTTACGGCCAACAACTCGGACAGTAGCATTCTTATACTTTTCAACTGGTCTATCAAAACTGTCTTGGGTAATGTCAAAACCAGCACCAATACCCATGACGCGGATAGCCATTTCAACCTGACGCTTTGTAAGTTCAGACATATAGAAAACAACGCCATCTCCATCAGGAGCGTTCATGTTATCTAATAACTTCTGAATATCAGCAATCATGCGGTTTGCTGCACCAATACCCTGCAATGATGTTGCAGTTGAGCTATTGGTAAGAAGAGTACCAAGCGCAATGTCGGCAGTAGTGTCAATAACCATTTCAGTAGGAATATCGTACTGGTTAGGGTTATTTAAGCGATATGCAAGACCGGGGAATGCATCAACACTGTTTCCTGCAACGTTAGACGTTGGGTCGTTGTTAATAAATTTATCATTGAAGTCATACGCAAAGCCTTCAAGATACATCTGAACCTGTGCTTCTACAGGATCAATAATGTTGTTTGGCTGGTCAAGCAAAACGTGATCAACCGTAATCTTGTTACGGAGGAGATACATCTGCTCTTCGTACGACTTTGGCTTACCCTTAACAGCTACTGGCTCAGAGTTAATACCGGTCCAGTTTGGAGTTGGAATACCACTGTTAACATAGCGCTGTCCAACCTGTCGTAGCGACGGAGACGTAGTGAATGGAATGTCTTTAATTGCATTCCAAGTCTTGTGAAGACTCTTTGTAATTTCTTTTACAAGTGGATCATTGGACAGAATCGCTTGATCCGCAAGAGTCAATGCACCATTAAAATCAATAGCCATTGGATTTTTCCTTAGATGTTATTTGCATTTCTGCCGATACCAAGCATTCTAGAGATGGCTCCCATGGGAGACCCTAATTGCTTGACTGGGGCAGGTGGAACGACGGGTTGCGCTGAATACGACGTGTCAATTGGAGTTGGAACACTGCGCTGTTGTGCAATTAATCCAGCTAGTTCTGGCACTAGTGATTCAGCTAAATTAGCAATTTCACTATGCACTATTTGAGCTGCCTGTGTGGGAGATACGCCAGCATTAATTAGATTGTCTACAATTCCGGGTGCTCTATTAGCATATGGAAATTGTTCAAACGCACTTGTTCTTTGCTGTGCTGTCATATACGAATTCATTTGATTAACAAGAGAATCGTATTTGTTCTTCTGAATCTCTACTTCAGCTTGCGCCCTAGCAACTTCGGGGTCCATAAAACTTGTTTGAGCTAAATCCTCATAACGCTGTCTTATGTCAGCTTCACGTTGCTGTGCTTGTTGCTCTTGAAGTGCACGTTGAACATCAGCGGCAGATTGATAACCTTGGTTTTCAAACTGCTTAATTACATCAGCCCACTTATCATAGGCGGATGCTTGCTCCCTATTCGCCTTGGCTTGCTCATTTACTTCCCTGAACCGTTCATACGGAACATCTTGCGGAGTGTTCTGATTAGCCGCTAGGCTATCCATGATTCTTTGGCGAACCATAGATTCTGGATCGATATTTGGTTCTACAAATTCGTCCAACCATCCTAAATCTGTTTCGGTTTGATAATCTTGATTCGAGCCATTTAACGCCATTGCGCTCGTAAGGTCACCGGCGGAGTAACCACTGTCAGAACTAAACCCTGAGTCCATTGCCACTGCTGGTGAATCAGTGGTTCGTGTCACCATCTCGTCGGACATTAAATACTATCTCCCTTTTTGTCTGCTATGCCAGTTTCTGGCTGCAATCTATTTAAAACATGTTGTTTTCCAACATCAACCATAGCAAAATCTTCGTTTTGCTGTGCTTCAAGTCCAGCCTTAGCTGTCTCAAGTGCAATATCTGCCTGAAGCTTACTTGATATCTGTGCTTGCATCTTTTTCATTTCAAGCATAGTTTTATGTTCCTCAGCTTGAGGATCATATTGTTGTTTCGGAGCATTTTGCTGCGCCATTTGCTGTTGTTGCATTTCCATTTGTTGCTGTTGCGCTGCAGCCATTTTTTGATCTTGCTCAGTTAAATGATCAAGTATTTTAGTTGTTTCCGGCATTCCAACTAATTCAATAAACAACTTATTTGTTGCTGGATCCATTGGGTCGCCGAATACACCCATTTGTCGGAGTGCTGCATATTTTTGCAATCTAGCATCAGGGCCGTCATCCATAGACGATCCGGGCAGGTAAACAATCCGATACATGCCACCGTTTCGCAATGCGTCAAATCGCATAATGCCTTGTTGGATTTGATCCTTTGGTAACATTCCGCCTTGCATGTTGCCAACAAATGGAACAATAGCAAACTGCTCAATTAAAGATACTTCCCATTCTTTAATCTTGGCGTTACTGATCTCAATGTCTGCTCTTACATAACTATGTTGAGTGTTATCTGCTTTTTGTAACAACCGCACAGATTCAGCTGGTGTTCCAGCTTGCGCCATACCTTGTGACACATCGTGAAGCCCAGCAATATCCATCATGTCTTTTTCAATAAATTGAAGGAGAGGAAAAAGATCACTGCCAATTCCGGGGGCACGTTGAATTACTGGAGGATGAGCGCCACGATCGTAATATACTTTTCTGTAAATTCTATTCTTGTCTTCAATTGTGTCGCTTTCTTTGTCAAAAGCATCTGCCCCTACATTTGATAATCTCTCAATCATCAAGTAGTCTTTTTGTCCCTCAAACTGCTCTAGCAACCTAGAGTAAATTCGATTATATGTTTGCTGTAATGATACTAAGTCAAATCCAAGACTGTACCCATACGGAGTACCTGCTCTAGGCTGCCATCGCAATGGAATAAATGGAAATGCATCACGTTTCTTATAAGGCCAAATACCAGCATAAAGTAACGTTGATTCAGTAGAAACAATGTATCTTCCTTTTTCATACTGTTTACTGGGCTTCTCCCAATATTCATACACAACGGCTGCGTTTTTACGCCTATCGTGATTATTTAAATGTGTAACAGATGGTGGAATCCAACCACGTCCACCACCGTTTGAGTTGTCTAGATAATTGTCTACATAACCAGCATTGTGGCCAACCATTGCATCTGGTCTTACGCTCTTACCTATTTCGCCATAAGAATCCACGTACCATGACAATGGCTTAATAGATGCGTGAATCATCCACCTAACGTCTTCATCGCGTTTAGCACTTGGATCAACGTACACGTCAAACGCAGGAAGAATCTGCTCTACTATGTCTCCGACTTTCATTTCCGTGTGACCAACAACGGTATGCGCATCGGAATCCATTTGTGGCACAATTTGTGTTTTAGATGAATTCCAAAAAATCTTTAAGAATGATGTACCGCAAACACAAGCCCATCTTACGCGTTCTTTGGTTTGAGTCTCTCGATCAAATTTTCTGTTGTAGTGCTTTACGATAAAGTTAGCTTCGTCCGCAGCAGCTCTGTCTTGGTCGCTGTCCGATAAAGCTACTGCTGTTGCGTCAGGCGCACATTGCGTTAACTTGCCAATAACTCCGTCAATAAGAGGTCGAATTTTATTAACAGTCATGTACCTATTCGGTTCATGTGGACTTTGCAATTGAACTAGATTACGTGATTGGCTACTAATGCGTAACCATTGTCGCCCCTCAAAAAAAGCAACAGCTAAAGCCCACTCAAGCTCTTGTTCTTGCCTAGACCTTTGCGCTGACTGAAATTGATCTGATACAAATTTTGCAATGCGTAATGATTCTTCTGGCTGTTCGCGTGGATCTACTTTCCAGTCAGATGGAATATGATCAAGTTTAAGATTGTCTTTATCAGATAACTGTAGGCTTTTTACTGGAAATGAACCAATTGTTCCGGGCGCTGCTGGTTTTCTAAATGCGGAGACTTTAACGTCTTGATTAACACCGCCGTTTAACAGTTGTTGTAAGTCCATGTTTACACCCACTTTTCGTCATTAACAATACGCTCATAAACCAATTTGGTTTCTTTAATGTCAGTAAGTAATGAAATCACACGGAATAGCAAATACGTGCATGTAATAAAAAATACACTGACCAGTAAAACTATTGCCGTTAACATTAGATCCAGTTATCTTCCTTTGACTTCTTATACCAATTTGGTAATCCAAACTCTTTGCTTGACTTACTTTCGTTAGTCTCAGGACATTTTACTGGGTATTCACGCCACATTACGCCGTATCTAAAACTATCAATAGCGTGGTCATTGCGTGTTCCATTGTCAATTTCGTCAGCATCTTTAGTGTGCGTCATCGTTTCTGATAGTTGTTTAATTAAGTTTGAGCATGTACCACGAACTATACGTAATTTTGGCTTTAATTCACCATTTACAAATTCTGATGCTGCAAGCCATTCTTTTGTTCTTGCCCAACCAGCTTTTCTGTCTTTCACAGCTCTGACAGCTGGTAAATTTTTCTCCCACCAACATTCAACAGGATATTCACCAATGCGTTCTTCAACATTTTTAGGAGGAAAAGTATTTGCCCAGTCGTACGCAATTGCCTCTAACTTTGTGTTCCATGGGCCATTTCGTTTACTTTTATCTGCTGGTGTACCAACTTTGTGTTTTTCTAAAAACTCGCATACAAGTTGTGCTTGATCAGAAGACACTTTCCCGGCTTCATACCATTCTCCTAGTACATATACGTTTTCGCGTTCATCACTTGCATATAAAAGAAAACATGCTGGTGCTCCGGTGCCATAGTCATGGCTGCCCCAATATCTCCACCATGGTTGTGCTTCTACGTAATCAACAACATGCCACGGTGTTCCATCTTGACCATACTCTCTAAAGTCAGGGAAAAATCTTCCACCTACTCCAACATCATGCTGACATTCTCTTAAAAAAGATATTAACCCAAAGTCTTCTATTTCACGCTGGCAGACTTCTAAGTTTTTGTGCTCCCATGTTGCTGTGCCTGCAACTATCTTCCAGCTTGTTCTGCCATCTTCTTTTTCAACAGGCACATATTCCAACCCTTCAATTGCTGGAACAATAGGTGACTGAATGCGGTTTTGAAGCATATCTAACTCACCGGATAGGACGCGTGACATAACGCTATTGCTATGTATTCTGTTTTGCACAAACACAATTGCGCAATCAGTGCTTTTGGCTGGCAAAATTGTTGCCGTTATAGTTTCAATTTTCTTTTCAACTCTATTGACGCTGTCACCTAATTCGTCAATGTCATCTAATATGATCATGTCTGGTCTAAGGTGGTCAATCTTAACACCACGAGCACCTGTATCCAAGCCAAATGCTAAGACGTTAAACCCATTTGCTGTACGTAACTTTGATGCATTCCAGCCTTTTGAAAATCCGTATTGGTTTACTGCGCGTTCAATCCCACAGCGTTCCATAACTCCAGCAATGTCACTTACGTGCCTGTTTGCAGCATCCTGTGTCGCGCAGACATATAATAGAAATCTTCTTGTAGCGCGTACAGCAGTCCAGCTTGAAATTAATTCAACAGTAGTAGACTTGCCTCCACCGCGAAACCAACATTCAATCAAAGCAGGTGGAGCAACACCTTGTTCTAATTCAGATGCCCACTTCCAAGCCCTTTTGTGATGCTCTCCCATAGGCGAATTTGCAGCATGTGGAGCATTCATTTTTAACCATTGAGCATAATCTAATTCAGAACCCGGTAGCGCAACAGCTTTACCGCTGTCGTAATCACCAGTGTCAATTATGTTTCCAAGTTCTGACTCGATGGCCTCAAGCAAAGACAACGACAATGGCTTGTCAGGCCTCACGTGTTTTTTAAAGTTTTTTGGCGTTATACGCGTATTAACTAACGGTTTCATTTTCCTCTATAATTTCCGCGTCAATTATGTCATCTTCTTGATATGTTTTTAATAATTTGCTAATGCCACTTCTGATTAACGTCATCTCTTCTGGGTCTTTTACAGATGATTTGATAACACCTAGCACTTGCATTATTAAACTGTACGCTTGATCAACCTCCAGAGTGTAGGCCTTTGTGTGCATCATGCGTTGTTCTATTTCAATTACTTTAGTTCTTTTCTCAATTAATTCGACAACATCTTGTGAGGCATTATATACATCAATTCCATCTGTAATCATTTTTCCTAACACGGCAAATTCCTCAACAAATCCGGGGTCTGACAGCATCCTACTACATAACGTAAATTGACTTTTTATGTTGTTGTAATGGTCTACACTAATACCTTCAGACGCTGCCTCAGCTCTAACATCCATCAATGCTGTTAAATACGCAGTGTCGTCTTTTAAACTAAATAACTCCGGATCATCTCGCAATTCATCTATGCGAGAAAGTAATTTAGGTGCAACAGAAGCAAATCTTCTTCGTTGCGCAGACCACAATCCAGTTTTAAATGCAGCTGATTCAATTCCGACTGCAGCTTTACCTCCATGGAATTTACAAAACTGTTTCCCTTTAATCGCTAAACTATTACAAAGCTTACCTTCTTGTAATGATGCACAGCACAACAACTGCTTGCTTCCATTTGGTGATTGTCTATAACGTGGTTCTGTCATGGTGTAAAGTCGGTCGGAACAAAAGGCCTATCTTTTTTAACGGGTTGATTAGGTAAAACACTCTTAATTGAATTATACGTATTACCTACTGCTCTACCAATACTTGATGCATCCACTTTGTCAAACACAGGTTTAACGTATTTCATCATTGGGTGATTTACATAATGCTTATTAGCTTGCTCTGACACCCACTTGTCAAATGGATTATCTGGATTATTCCAACTCTTTGGTAAATAATTACCTATTCCATTATCCTGAGCGTATTTCATGATTATTGGGTCAATCGTCATCCCGGATATGTAATCTTTACCAAAATTAGCTACCGGAACAGCAACTGGCATTGCCGGAAGTGTCTCTGGATTACTTGCTGCAATTAACGCAAGTAAGGCGTTTGTGCCAATATCAGTGACTTTTCCAGCACCTTCAACCATTAATGCTCCCTGTAACGCATTTACTTTATTATTTAAACCGGGTTGACTTAAAGCATTTAAATAGTTTGGTACACGAAACATGTAGGCATTTGCAGCCTCTTGCACCACAGGGCCGCCTAGAGATGCAATTGCAGATCCTGCGGCCCCTCCTTTAAATGCAGATGCTTTATCAGGATACACACTAGAAACTTGAGGCTTCATTCCATTAAAACGCACTGATGTATTTAAAGGCCTGTTGTTTACAGCCTCAGCAGTAGCATTTAAAAGTTTAAATAACCCGGTGTTGTCTAAAGGATTAGATTTAGGTGGCATTATTTTTCCTTTGGTTTTTCCTGAGTTTGTTCAAATCCAGCACGGAAAGTATCTAAGATCCTATTAAGTCCTAGTGTGAAGAAAGCCATTACAATATTGCGCTGGACTCCACCACCTCGTTTTTTATTAATCTCAGTTACATTTTCCTTAGCTCCGGGAACATCACCAATTTTAACTAATTCTGTAGCTGCTTTTGGTACTCCTCTAGGAGGAACGTGTTTTACGATTAACTTATCTCCGCCATGCTCCCAAATTTGTGAATAGTCTTTAACGTCACCAGAAGTAATTTTTTTAACTAATTCAAGATACTTGTCGGTGTCTAGCCAATAGTGTTCTCCACTAACTGTCAGTCCAACGTAACGCGAATTGTGAATTAAACTATCTGGCTTAATATCTTTATTTTCAGCAATACGTTTGCGACGAGCAATCTCCAAATCCCTAAAGTGTTGCACTTGCAATTCTGCTGCATACATACGTTGCTGGGCAGGTGTCATATTGGCAACTTTTTCCATAACAAGTGCAGTTGGCAACTTAAATGTAAATGACCTTGCCACATCATCAAGTAGCCGCTTTTGTTGCGGTGTTCCTTGCTGGTACATAGGTTGTTGTTGCATCCAAGATGACGCAGTTGCGGAACGCAACGCTGTTCTTCGTGGTCCCGGAATTAATTCAACAGTTGGTTGTTTTGGCTTTGGTGGAACTGGCCCAAGTTTTCCCAGACGTCCGGGATCGTTTGGTGCATCATCATCTGCAATTCCCTGTCGGCCCGGACTAGTAAAATCAAGCTGAGTTTTTTGTCTTTCAGCTGGCTTTGCGTTGCGCGGCATAGATGGATCCCATAAATGAAATCCAGTTCCAATGTCATAAAATAAATCGTTAGTTGGCTCAAATCCAAAATCAATTGCAGGACTTCTTCCAATGCCTAACTTTGGATCCCCACTTACTTGCCACACACGTGTGTCGATACGCCGTTGTGCTGCTTCTGTTCTACCGGGTAACACTTCTCCTTCTTTTGCTTTTGGACCCTTCATTAACGCTGCAGCCCTCATACGCTCAGCACTATCCCTAACTGTCGGATTAAACGTTGAATCGCCTCCAGAACCACGTGTATAGAATTTTGCAAATTCACCAATTGTAAAATTATCTATCGATCTATGTTTTGGATCGGCGTATGTTCTAATTGTTTGCTCTGCTTCATTAAGTTTTTTAATTGCTGCAACGACCGCAGGAAACTTATTTGGAGCTAATTCTTGAAGTTTTGCAAAGTCATCAACCGTAATATCATTATCAACACTATTTAATGCTGACTTTGCTTTCTCTAATCGATCTTTTGCCTGTGGATTATTTTTCTGCTCGGCAACAGACATGGCATTCCATTTGTCGATTGCATCTGCATATTCGTTCCATGTAGTACTTAATTTTTCTGTCACGCCATCAAGTTTTGATCGCAATGCTGCAACTTCAGGCAAGTTTTTAACTTGATCTAAAATTGCGTCAACATCAGCTTTTGCAGATGCTACATCGTCATAAGCTTTGCTCTCAGCACTTGTTTGCCCTTTATTTGGAATCAACTTAGCCTTGGCAACGACTTGTCTTCCATTACCAGTGCCAGAATATTGCGTTGCTTCATAGACAACTTTGTAATATGGATTTTTTTCTGTTGGTTTAATAACTCGCCGAGATATAACCACGTTAGGATTAGTTGCACCATTTTTAAGTTTAAAATCAATTGTGTTTTTTACTGGCTGCTTGCCTTGTTTTACACCGCTTTCATCTGCATAATTTCCACCTAATTTTTCACCCCAGCCTTCTAGGTCAAATAATTCTGTCCCTTCAAATGAAGACGGGTATCGCAATACTGTTTGTGTTCTTCCGTATTTAAGATTTTTATCTACTTTTTCCCACGGTAATGTTTTTTCTCCTTCCATCCATCTTGATGCTGCATCTTCTGCTTCCATCATTTTTTCAGCATCGGTATACTGACTCCATGGAACAAGCGTTCCAAATGGTGCGCCAGATTGTGTTTTTTGTCCAAAATTACGAACGCCGGGAAGCCCGCGTTTTTCGTAATCTTGTAATGTCATAGGGCCACCAGACGCAAATGGTACATTAGGGTCAACCATTTTGTTGATAGCTGACCGATATACATTGATTGCGTTATCAATGCTTTTTAATGACTCAGGGTCATCATTGCCCTCTTTGCTTAGTTCTAATAAACCAATTTTCTGTTGCAGTCCATCAAGTATTGCTTGATTCTTAGCACCATAAGGTGTTCCAGTCTGAAGCAAATGTTTTATTGGCGCAGTTAAACTGTCCATCCCAATGTTTTCTTTTTCTGTAATAACCTTTTGGAATGCAGCGTAACGTGCCTCTGGTGAAGAAGATGTAACACTAACGTTTTTAGTGTCGATATATTTATATAAAGCTTGTCTAGCAGCTTCTACATTTGGAGTATCTGGACCACCGCCAAGCCAAGATGCTGAAATCATAGCATCTACGTATTTTGTTACCAATTGCTCAGCTGTTTTATCTAACCCTCGTCCATCATCTGCTCGAAATATTTGATTGCCAGTTAAGGAACTAATAGCCCCAGACAATACTTTTTGGCGAGTCGTATTTTTAACCGCAGCAATGTCATTTGAGTTAGGATCTGCTAACATTGCCAGATTATCTAATCCATCCGAAATTCCACGCTCTATATTATTTTGTACTGTAGCTAAATGATTTGATGCTCTTCTTCGTCGATTTTCATCTCCTTCCATCCCGCGTAATACAGCTCGTTCAACAGGGCTTGACAAATCTCTTGGGCCTTTTGCGTTTGCGCCCGGTAAAACTGTTTGCTCTAATGTGTTATCTTTTAAAATGCCTCCCAAATAATTAAATTTAGTTAGCACTCCACCTATTTCACCACTGTCATTTGATTTTAATGACCTTAATACATCTTTTGTAAATCCATCTTCACTTTGCCCAAGCAACGATGTAATACCAAGATTTTTTTCAATATCTGCAGCTAATTCTGGATGTTGCTGCGCTGTTCTATGTAGCCAACGTAGAGACTTTTCAAGCCTATGGGCAAACATGCCTTGATCGCCATCAAATAAAACGGATCCTGTATTTGTATTGTCATTTAATACAGATGACATGTTCTTGTTTAATTCTGCTCTTAACTTTGAATCAGATGCAGCACCAGTAAACAAATCACTCATTTGCATTCTAAATGCATCTGTACCAGTAATGTTTTTAGTTGGCTGCAGCAGAATTGGTGTGCCATCAGTCGATTGTGCAAAAGAATGATACAAGTCGGGTACTAAGCGACGTGGCCCTGTTTCTGCATTACCTTGTAATTGCAAGCGAGCACCCGCAATTGGATCCCACAATGTAGCTCGTAAATCCTGTATCTCGTTTTTATCTAAGCCAATTTGCCCTAATGATTCCATTAAACGTTGTGTGACATTAGATATTGTAGATGTCACACGGTTTGATTGTTGCGCTCCAGTTAACGCAACGGTTTCACTCCCAACTTTATCTGCAAGTGTTTGAAGTGTTCCTTGGAAATCAGGTGATGGGTTTTGTATACCAATTAAAAATTGATCTCTTCTGTCACCAGTAAAACCCATAAGGTCAGCAAGTTTATTTCGCTGATCCATGCTCATGTCTAAATTGGCGACCAAATTACCTAAAAATTGAGGTTGATTTTTAGCAGTTCCCCAGCCCTGTACATTCATAGAAGCCGATTGATTAGATGCAACAGGAAATGCGCCAAGTGTTGTTTGCGGTGTAAATATTGGTGAACGCTCATGTTGAGCAAACATGCCGATGTTACTTGGTGCATCAGCTGAGTAACCAGTGATTGCATGTAAAAAATCAGCATTTGTAAATCTGCCTAATGGTTTTGCTGCATCATCTGGAGTAGATCCATTTTCTAGTTGATTGGGATAAAGGCGTGATAATGCTTCCCACTGCGCAACGTCCTGATCTGTTTTAATGCCTTTTGGTGACAACATGTCAGAAAGCGTTGTGCCAAGTCTAATTTTACTACCAAGTAATTTTGCGTCTTCTGGATTCAGCCAGCCGTCAGCAACTTGTTTCATTGCATCTTTGGCTTCTGGTAACGAGAAAATACCTTGTCCGTTTAACTGACTTAATGTGACTCCAGTTAAGTATTTACCAACTGGAGATCCCTTGAATCTTTCAAATGAAGCTTCAGCATCATCAATTCCGTTTACTGAATATTTTTTTCCTTGATTAGATGCACCCTCAACTAACGATAGAGTACTGGCTGCAATCCGATTTCCTTTGCCAGCTTCAGTACGTAATTCTGCTAAATGATTTTTTACAAACTCCCAAGTTGTTCTTTGTGCTACAGCTTCTTTTCTTCCTGCAGGACTTGCAAAATACTCATTAAGCTTTTTGCGCTTTAAATATTCTTGCATGTCTGTTTCGCCAAGTGCAGCCATTTCGGCATGCGTATTCATGGCTTGCAATTGACCTCGATATGCATTTGGGTCATCACCCGGCTTGATTTTAGAGACTTCTTGCGCGTGTGTATATGCAATATTTGTTAAATTAGGATCACCAAAGCTAGTCCTATTTAATACATGCATTAATGCTGAGTCATATTCATTATGCAAGCCGCGACCACTTACGCGTCCTGTTTGATTTCTAGACTCATCTGCAATATGACTTTGAAATGATTGATCAATAAAATGCGTTAAAGCAGTCTCTGGAACTACAGGTGCTGGCTTAATCTTAGACCATTCAACAACTTTTGCTTCTTCATTAGCCGATGGCGTTGACGCCATAAAGTCCCTAAACCCTTGAACGTCGTCAGCAACATCTACTCCATACTTATCTTTTATTCGTTGTTGAAATGGAGATTTTTCAGCACCTTGTTTTCTTTGTAATGTTAACCATTCATTGGCAACAATAGATGGACTTCTGCCACCTCCTCGCTGAGCAATGTAATTTTCAAGGCTTGCTGCTTGTTGTCGTACAACTTCTGGATTGTCATTCCAAGCATCTGGCTTAAATTCATGAAATTGATACCCACTTTTTGGAGCCATCCAAGTAGGGACACGTGGCCCTTCAATTGCTGGTTGTGGCGCACCAAAAATAGAATCAAACAAATCCATATCGTCATCTGGTGGTCCAGATGGAGCAGCTGGGTTTGGAGATGTTGCTGGTATTAATGCAGAAGTTAAAGCCGATGCCATTTAATTATCTCCCTCGATTTGCCTTGTATACAGTAGTTGCTTGCTTAGTTTTAGCGTTACTAGGATTTGTAATAAAACCCTTTTTACCAGCATGCTCAATAGCTTCAGCTTTTCTCATTTGAGCTACGCTTGGTTTTGATGATAGACCATGTTCCTTTTGTTCCATAGCACTTAATGTTTTTCCTGAACTAACTTTTTTGCCATGTTCACCAGATTCAATCTTAAGTAAATTTCTATAGGACAAAGTGTTAATATGCTTTCTCATACTGCCCATCATTTCCGTAATTCTCCTTTAGCCGCATTGTTGCCAGCTCTTACAACACCACCTAATGTTTGTGGTTTTCTGTTATCTTCAGGATATGCACCTAGTGTATCTAACAATCGTTTACGTTCACTTGTTGTCAAGTTATTATTGACATCCTTTATGGATGCCTGTTCTTTCAAAAATAGTTTTTTTCTTGTTAGATACTGAGATGGATCAACTAATGAATCAATTGTGTTAATTCTTTTAACGTAATCCGTCATAACAGTATTTGGTTTACGTTGTTGTGCTTCTGGTGCAGACACTTTTGGTGCAACGGTTTTTACTGGATCTATTGATGGCAGTGGCTCATCAATACTCGGTGCTAAACTTTTTGTTCCAGAAGTGGCTACAGGGCGTGGTTCTTTAGTTAAATCTAAAACAACTTGTCCAGCAGGACCCTTAGTTACAGGGTTAGCATTAGGTCTTATTTCTGCTTTAGGAATAGATCCAGTAACGCCAGTTCTAACTTGCTGTGATAGTGACGGCATAGATGTTTGCACAGATTGCTGACCACTCTGTGGTTTTGCTGGATTTGCTTTTGTATTTAAACTAGTGTCCTTAGCTAAAACAGACTTTGATTTTGGTGGTCGAATACTTAATTTAGGTTCTCGATCTAAATTTGGAATTTCAGCCTGCGATTGCACTGGTTGTGATTTTCGCGGAGGCGCTTTTACATCAGAAGAGTTAATACTGGCTGAACCAATAGGTTTTGCTATGGGTGGTGTCACTTTTGTGTTTTGATTTTTTAATACAAATTTTTCTTCTACTGCTGGTTCAACTTTTGTTTTTTCACCAATTAGCTCTTTTTGTAATTTATCTATTTGCGCGTCACCGTAATCAGATGCACTTACTGCATCTTTATTATTTAACCTAGCTTTATTTAATTGATATGCAACTCCATCTTTAATTTGTTGTATTGATGAAATTTTTTGCTCAGGGCTTTCGCTTCCGGTTGTGATTTTATCTATTTTTTGCTTATATGCACGTGACCCAACTTCAGACCAGTCTAGGAATTTTGACGGATCTGATTCTCCATGAATTGGGTCTTTAAAATCAAATGAAGCTAAATGGTCAGACCAAGCTTTAGTGTCTTGGTTTGCAGGTCTTACTGTAGGTACAACAGCGCCTTTTTTAGATGCATTTAATATTTGATCTCGTAATGCAAGACCTTGTTTTTTATTTGTGATTGATTTATTACTTCCGCCACGCGACGGTGGAATTATGCTACTAACTTTAAATGGTGCAGTAACTTTTCCTTTATTTGCAACATCATTTTTATATGCTTGCGGAGGTGAATGGTCAGCCGGTATTTGAAATGATGCAGGAAATACATAAACTGTTTGTGTTCGTTTTCCCCAGTTGTTAGCTTTCTTTTCAGCATCTGGGTTATATTTAGTCCCAGTAGGGTCTACGCCTCCAAATGCTAAATCAATACGATTACCTTTAATAGCACCGCCATGATCTTTAGCAATTCCCCATCCGTACCCCGGAATATAGAATTTACTACCTAGTGGAATATTAGAAGGTACAGCAATATCACCAATACTTACTCTGTCTCCAACTGCAGTTGTAGGTCCGCCTTCCATACTGTATTTGCGACGTAAAGCAGCAGTAGGCGCCTTAGATGCTTTTGGTGTACCAAAGTATCCACTAGATATAACTTTCCATCTTCTACCAGTAGTTGGCTTAGTCATTTTTTAGCCTCGCTATTACTTGCAATTCCATGCGCGTAAAGACTTATTAATACGGCTATTTGGGTCGTTTGCTGTTTTACTTGATGTGTTTTTAGCTTTCATTCCTGACATTCGAGCACAAAATGAAGCTCTTCTACCAGCATCTGCTTTTGTTTTAGGATTAGGCGCAGGTGGCTTTAAATTAGATCCTGTAGTGCTATTGTAATGCGCTCTCCCAGCTGCATTTAATCCACCGGATGGATTCTGATATTTCTTAATTACACCCATATTACACCTCAGTAATCATCATACTATAAGCATGACAGCAATAACATTACTTACGGTATACTGTGTTTATGGTACATCTATCTAACAGAGAACGAGATGTCATAACTCGTGTTGGAAAACACATGACATCCAAAGACATTGCTATTGAATTGCAAATTAGCCCTCGCACAGTGCATGCTTGCCTAGAGAATATTTATTTTAAATTAAAAGTCTCTGGCCATGGCGCACGTACAAGGGCTTACGCTGAAGCAGTAAAACTAAACCTTATTGATTAGTCAGCAAATGGGTCATCAATATCATCAGTATGAATTGCGCCCGCTGGTCTAGGATTAGGTGGTGGAGATTGTTGTCCATCTTGTTCTTTTCTAGAATCAAGTAGCGTCCACTGATCTACTAGCACTTTTACAGATTGTCGTTTTACGCCATCTTTATCTGTGTAATTATCTAATTGAATCTTTCCAATAATGGCAACTAAGCGGCCTTTTTGAGCATATGTAGCAAGCGCGTCACCAGTTTGACCAAATGCCGTACAGCTAAAAAAGTCAGTTTCCTTCTCTCTGCCTTTGCGATCCACAGCAATACGAATACTGCAAACAGACTTTCCATTTGGCGTAGCTCTTGTTTCTGGGTCCGCAACAAGCCTTCCAATTAATGTAACATGATTAAGCACAATCTTCCTCCAGTGCTAATTATACCGTAAGTAATAGGAGGTTCTCTGTGATTTTGTTCAAGATGTTTTTTAATTATTTACTATTAGTGCTATCCGATAAAGTTTTAGTTAAAATGTGGGTACTCATAGCGCGAGAGTTGAAAAAAAGGAAGAGTGTAAAAAATGCCACCTAGTCAAATGCCGGAATTGTCCGGGATGGTTCGAGCCGGAAACGAGCCACAGCAGATGCCTCCACAAGATGGTGGAGGACAAGGGGGAGGAAATCCTCTTGAGCAGATTGTAGAAATGGTCAAGCAAGGCGACATTAAAGGCGCAATGCAAGGATTAACAGAGCTGTATCAGTCTGGTGCAATTAAATCCGAGGATGAATTCAAGCAGATGCAAATGCAGATTGTGCAGCTTTACAAGCAAATGCATGGTGGTGGTGAACAAGGCGGAATGTCTCCGCAGGGGCAGGGTGCTCCTCCTCCCGGAGCAATGGGAGGAATGTAAATGGCTGGAAAAATTAAAGAAGGTTTTTTTTCAGGCATGAAAAAAGGCATGAAAAAAGGCATGTATAAGGGCAAAAATAAGTCTGATCAAGACGAAAAGATGTGCCCAGACTGCAACAAACCTGCAAATAAGTGCACTTGTTAAAATAAAAGGGGAGCAAAATGCTCCCCTTTTATCATTTGGTTGTTGTTGTCCCTGTTTGATATTGTGTCAGGGTGCGTTATTATAGCTGCTTTTGCCTAGATAATCTTGCGGTTTCACATTCCGGGCATGCACATTTTTCTGCTAAACGTACTGGCTTTAATGACACACCAAGTGTTGATACAATTTTTTCACACATATTTGTGTCAGACGTTAATTCATAAACAAGGTACCAAATGGCTTTTAAGAGATCTTGTTCGGTAGAGTTGTTCTCTTTTCTCCCTCGACGCTGAATATATTTTAATACGCTAAATAATGGGCCAGAAAGATTCCAGTCTTTAGCAATATCTACAGTTTGATATCGATTTCGATAATGTTCAAAGCGCATTAATAGTCACCAGTGCTTCCAAATCCACCATCTTTTCGCACAGATGGAATGTCAAATAAAACTTCATTTGCTACAGGGACGATTTCTGGTAATACAACAGGAGCAATGACAAGTTGCGCAACGGCCATTCCGCGAAGAATGACTCTGTTTTCGCTACTACCGTTGTAAAGTAAGACAAGTAATTCCCCTTGATAGTCTCTATCTATTGTTCCGGGGCAATTTTGTACCCACACGGACTGCTTGTAAGCCATTCCAGACCTAGATCTAATTTGTGCTTCATAACCTTCAGGTATCTTAACCTTCCATCCAGTTGATATGAGTGCATTTGTGCCCGGTTTAATCGTAATAGGCTTAGTGTTGTAAGCCTTTAGGTCAACGCCAGATGACAAAGGCGTTTTTCTGACAGGCAAGAAGGTGCGGTAGTCATCTTCTGGTTTACCGCACCATTCAAGCTCTAGTTTCACGACAATGAATCCAACGCCATCTTTGCAAACGTAATAACAAACTTGCTTGGGACCTTGACATCCTTATTTTCAGTAGAAGAACATAGCCATTTTGCAACAGCAACTACATTTCCACTGACGATTTCGGCGTCATTAAGAGAAACTCTAAACAAGATGTTGTTACCATCTGTAAAATCCAACGTTTGATCTACGGAAATATTGCATCCAACTCCGGGTTTAATTAGGTTCATGCCTATTAGTATACCGTAAGTAATATTCTTCTACTGCACGTTGTTGAAATTCTATAAAAAACCTACATGGAACTTTGGCTCCGTGCACCATTTTTAAATAAATTACTGTGCATGCCGTGCCAATGTCAGGACTACTGTATTTATGCCCGTATAGCGTAATTGTGAAGGCCCCTGACGGCAATTCTTCTACCCTGATGTCAGAGTCTGGCCCAATATCAATGTGTAGAGTCATTTTTTGACTCCATATGGTGCTTTTCAAATGCTTCAGTAGTAACAGGAAGCACTTGTTTAAGTACATTCCAGCAATCTGTTGCAATTTCACGATGCTCATGCTGTGTATGGCCGTCCATGCGCACACGGCAGTAGTGCATCCAGTCACGCACTGTACCTTTCATGTAAAGCCTAGTTCCTACGCATAAAGGAAGTACCATCCGTGCACTTTCAAGCGCTACACCGGACTTTACGAGGTCATCGTATGCCCTAATAGCCACAAGGATAGGTGCAAGAGCCTTGTTATCCATCTCAAACTGGGTCTCTTTGTCATCAAACATTACGCTACCTTGGCGATTAGTAGATCCTTTACGCCTCATAGATGGCAGGTCAAGCTCGATCTTGCTGGCAACAGCATATCGCTGGCTAAACTCTTGGAAATGGAAGCTCCTGTGGCGCATAATTTGAGCCGAAATAGCCCTAGATGTGTAGATTTCCATGACTACGTCAACCATCTCAAATACAGACCAATGTCCGTGTTTCATGCAGTAGGTTAATAATCGTTCGTATTCAGGATTATCTTGATCAGATGATGATACACGTGCAAGGTGAATCATAAATTGTTCTGCGTCGGGTTGTATATACTTGAGTGTTGCTGCCATTCTTTCCTCCAACGCCTACGACAGGACTCGAACCTGTGGCCAACTGCTTAGAAGGCAGTTGCTCTATCCACTGAGCTACGCAGACAAGTGCCTCAGACGGGACTCGAACCCGTACGTCTTGCGACAACGGATTTTAAGTCCGTCGTGTCTACCATTTCACCACCGAGGCTTGCAATCTATTGTACCGTAAGTAAGTATGGTATTATGTATTCACAACGCGATGAAAACTTAAAAGTCCGCCCATCATGCCTAGAGAATTTTAAGTCGAGCGAAGTAAAAAGCCCCTTCACAGAGGGGCTTTTTCTATTCTATAACTGGATACGCTTTTACTATTTTCCTATTAGGCAGGATCTTTGACCAAGCAGCTTCCTTGTTGCCACCCATGTGACCGTCTTGAAGTCGCG